GAGCATCCGACTGTTAATCGGACGGTCACTGGTTCAAGCCCAGTCGCAGGAGCCAAGGTGGAAACCCTTACGCGAGTAGGGTTCAGCCGCAGTTGCGGGAACGGTTGCGGAAGTGTCCGAAATGGTCATTCTCTCCGATTCTCAGACAAACTCGAAAAACCAGCCCAAAAAAACACACGAAAAAGGGTTGCGACACGCCGTAACAGCAAATTCGCACGTCAGGTGGGAAGGTTCATGAAACCCTGAGAGAACGCCATCCAAACGTCTCACAGGGCGTAACAGCCGGTATCATGCGGAACCATCCAAATCCGACACGCCCATGCCGTTCTCTCCAAAATAGGGAGAGAACACGATGCATGAGCCGTCCGGGACCATGAAGGCCGCCACACGGCATAGGGAACCATGTGGCGGCCTTCATAGACATAACCGCAATCAGCAATCTCAGGAAAACCCAATCAAGCAGGTACAACCCTAATAATCTTCTTTATTTGGATTGCGTCATCATGTTGACCGAACACGAGGACATTCGACCATCGTGGTCGAAAACGCGGTCATAAAACGGTCAAAAAAGGTCGAATGGCACAACCGTCATCATGGCCGAATCAGACGCCAAGGCACTCCCTGGCCCATCGTTCCACTGCGGCATTCTCCGCATCGTCGCCCAGTAGGAGTAGAAACCCAGCGTTCTTACCAAGCGAAGCAGGTTCGATGGTCTTGATGATGCCGCGATCACGCAGGAACACCCAGGCATCGCTGATGCTTTTCTGGATGCTGTTCTCGCGGGTCTTCATCTTCGCCTCCGCATTGCCACCCATCGCCTGTTCTGGAGTAAGCATCACCATTCCAAGCGAGTCTGAGATAGCCCGCCATCCAAGCGTGTAGTAGCGGCATGGCACTTTCTTATCCATGAGTTTCTTTGGAGGACAATTGTTCTCGCTATCCCAATCGTATGTTTGCGAAGCCATGAACATGAGGACGAGTTCGGCGTTCTTGTTGAGGGTCATGTTGTCGCCGCGTCGTATCGCCATGCGTCCGGCACGGTTTACGTCGTATACGGCTTGCATGTTCTTGTAGCCCATATTTTCCACGTGTCTTTCCCTCCATGCCTAGCGCTATGCTGATGCACGGAGAATCTATGCAAACTGGTTTTCCGATTGCCCTTGTCGCTGTTCGAGAGCGGCAAGGGCTTTTTGCTACTTTCGCCTATAACTCTAACTCTACACATGGATATAATTACAACTACTGTCGGGTAGTAGATACTGATAGTTTGTCGGTGTAGCTCCAGTTACATGTATATAAGTATGTACATGGTTATACATTCTTCTTACATTGTGCGTTTGTCATGATTTTGCCAATTAAAAAGCGCAAACGGTCAGAAAGAGGGTATGAAAAACCCGCCTGCAACAAAACAGACGGGCACGAGAAAAACATGGTTCACATAGGACTGCTGGCGAGAGTGATAATCATAGTCAGGAAGCATACGCCGACAGCGACTCCAATCACAATCCAGCAATTTCGCGCATGGATGGAATTACGCGACTCGATATAGTCCAGAGCCTTCGCCCTCACATTCCGCTCGATGGCATCTGGTGCGGAATCGGTCTTGGCCGTAATCTCATACAATTCATGCAACGTCGGCTTGCCGCCGTCCACATCGTCGATGCGTTCCAACTCGTATTGGGTACGCCAGTCAATCAACCCGGACATGCGAATGCCGTTCCGCACCGCCGTCTGGATCAGCAGAACGAACGCGGCCATACCGATGGCGATACCGGCGATAACGAATATAGGAACCATGATGTCCTCCTTGCTCTCCTGCAATATGTCTCAACAAGGATTATCCACCCAATTGATGGCTGATGAATCATGGGCGTTTCTCGAACAGGCCATCCTTGAGAATCTGCCTGTAATCCGTAAGAACCTGCATGGTCACGTCCAGCTCCGCCGCCATATGCCAGGTGTCGCCGTCCCACAGCTCTTCGGCCATGGCGAACTCGACCGGGCTTATCAGCATCAACGCCGTCTCGCGCCGCGCCCTACGCTCGCACTTCACGCCGAACCGCGTGCCACAGCCGAGATCACGGTACTTCGCATGCACAAGCTCGTGGCATAGGGTGCAGAGCCTCTGCCGGTCGTTGAGCCAGTCGGCAAGCCATATCGTCCGCAGCCGGTCGCAGTACAGGCCGCAGGTAGTGCCGGGAATATCGGATTCCAAGACCTTCAAGCCCATGGCTTCGGCCTGCTGTTCCAAAACGTCGATGGTGATTCGAGACATTGTTCCCTTCGTATTATTAGGCGGCGGCATCATGAGTGAATGCCGCCGCCATATTCGTTGCTGTCGTCAGTCTTCCGGTGTTTCGGCTTCAAGCCTCGCGTTCGGATCGTCGTTCGCGGCCATGTCGAACTCTTCACGGTAGATGATCGGACTGTTCACCCAGTCGGCGTCAGCGTTCTCCTTGAGACGTCGTGCGAGTTCCTGGAGCAGCTCGTCATTCGAAGCGTCATGCAGCCTTGCGACGGTCTTTCCGTTAGCCATCTCGTCGGCTCTTATATATCCGAACTCAACCAGAGCCTCTACAGGGGACTTGTGGTAGGCGCGTGCAATAAGAATGACGTTCTCGGCGCTGAAACCAAGGGCATTGTTGTATTGCCTCCAAGCGGTTGTCTTGATGATTCCCGCTTTGAGGGCTACTTCGGCGATGGTGTCGCCTTGGACTGTTTCTTTGAACCATGTTTCTTTGCTCATGGTTTCATTATGCAACCAAACCGGTTGCAAGTCAACACGCCGAGCGAGTTGCGAAATAAAAAAACCTGTTGCATGATGTAACCACAAGTTGCAAAAAGAAATTCAAGGTTGCGAAAGGAATCACTGATGGCTGAATACAAAATGCAGTTCCGAGACGGCTTCCTAGACCGAACCAAACAAATGAGCGGCCTCAAAACAGACGAAGCCTTCGCCGGAGCAATAGGAGTCAGCGAAAGCGTCCTAGCCAGAGCAAAAAAAACAAACGAATGCACACCACTCATGCTCATAGGACTCTACAAAGCATTCGGCTTCCAACCCGGAGAAATCGCCCAAATCAAACAAACCGCCTAACCACACCACACAACGCCAACGAGCAAAAGGACAACCAATGAAAATCACCACACCACACGGCACTCTCGAAGGCGACACCATCGAAGCCATCCTCAAAGAGCATGGATTCCACTGCCTGCATGGTGCCGACCTGCGCGGTGCCGACCTGTATGGTGCCGACCTGCACCGTGCCTACGATGTAAAACTCAGCATCGCCAAAATCAGCATCCTTCCGGACGAAGGCGACATCATCGGCTGGAAAAAAGCATGGACAGATAATGAAATGCCGCCAACGCCAGTCATTGTGAAACTCCTCATTCCGGCCGACGCGCAACGCTCCAACGCCACGGGGCGCAAATGCCGCGCCAGCACAGCGCGAGTGCTCGACCTGCAAGACAAGCAAGGCAACAGCCTCCCGCCAGACATCACGGCATACAGCGGATACGACACAGACTTCACGTACAAAAAAGGCGAAACCGTGCACGTCGAAAACTTCGACACCAACCGGTGGAACGAATGCGCTCCAGGCATCCACTTCTTCATCACCCGCATCGAAGCAGCCGAATACTAAGGAGGCTCCAAATGAGCAATGAAATCCAGCGATTCGATTTCAAGGGCGAATCATTACGCGCCCTGACCAACATGGCGGGGGAGCCTTGGTTCGTACTCAAGGATTGCATGAGCATCCTTGACCTCGGTAATCCAACCGAGACTGTCAAAATGTTTGATGATGACGAGTTCAGTACTACTGAAGTCATCGATTCGATTGGACGTCGGCAGCAGGCGTACATCATCAGTGAGCCTGGCATGTATCGTCTGGTCATGCGCTCGCGGAAGCCGGAAGCGAAGGAGTTCCAGCGTTGGGTGACGCATGAGGTGCTGCCGTCCATTCGCAAGCATGGCGCTTACATGACTCAGCAGACTTTGGATAAGGCGCTCACCAGCCCCGACTTCCTAATCCAACTCGCAACCAAGTTGAAAGAGGAACAGGAGAAGGTCAAGGAGCTTGAGCCGAAGGCCAAGGCGTTGGATGACTTCACCAACGTTCCCGATGCTCTGCTTGTCCGTGACGCGGCGAAACTCCTAAGCAACGATTCCAACATTCAGATCGGTGAGCATGAGCTGCGCCAATGGCTCGTGGATAACGGTTGGATTTACCGGCAGTCCAACCAGTCATGGTGCGCGGCGTCAAGTCGCGTGAGGCAAGGCCATATGGTCATGGTGTCCTCCCGTTCCCACGGAATCCACAAGGATGGCACGCCATTCGCCTATCCGCCAACCCCGAAGCTGACACGCAAGGGATTGGCGCTTATCCACCAGCGGTTGTCCGAACAAAGTTTCGAGCGAGTGCTTGACGCGGAGGTGGCGGCATGACGTTGTTGAATCCTCCGGCGCCGCCGCATGAGTTCGTTCTTGACGAGGGTGGGCACTGCGTCTTCCGTATCAACGATCGGAAAGGCGGGTCAATCGTCGAAAAAGATGGACTCAAGACGAGCACGTTGTATGAGGTTCCCGAATCGAAACTAGGCGCGTTCATCCAATGGGCCGCTGACGTTCACGGCCAATCAAGATAGGAGCAGGTTTTGACAGACAGGAAGGTTGTTGTCGAAGAGGAGATTTTCGACAGGCAGGAAGCTGCCAGGTATCTCAAGCTTGGAGCGGACAAGTTCGACAAACTGTACAGGGTGTGCGCCGACTATCAGGGCGGCAAGACCGTCACGTACAAGAAGTCGAAGCTTCTCGACCGTTACGACCAGGTGTGCGAGAGTCCACGGGAGGTTTCGGCATGACCGACACTCGACCTGACGCGTGGAGCGTCCAGACGGGCATCGACTTGGATGCCATGCTTGCCGCCAACGCGGGTTGGATTGAACGGGTCAGACATAAGACCAAACGTGGCTATCAGCGGGATAAGCCGGTATTGCAGCGAGTGTACGAGTCGCTTCGCATGAAGTATGAGACCGGTTTCAGTACCAGTTCGTATCGGATTGCGGATGACCTGCAATTGGCTCAGAGCGTTGTCTACAGAAGTTTGCGCAAGCTTGTTTCCTGTGGGCTTGCGGAAACGTTTCTGACGCATGGGAGGAATTGTTTCAGGCCGACAGGCTTGGAACCGACGAAAGGATTTGATTGGAATGAATGACAGTGTTTTGGTGAAGCTTGACCGGCTTTTCGATAAGTTGAAGACCGCAAGCGACGGAGACGATTGGAATACCGTGCGCGGTCTGGTCGCACAGGTCGCATCACTCGTCAAAGTGTATGAAAAGCCACTGCCCGAAGAGCCGAAGGAGCGGGGCTTCTATGTCACCGCGAATGATGGTCTGCTCCTGCATAAGGACATCGATGATGACTGGTCGGCGCGCACATGGGATGACTCGGCTAATCCCATCTGGAATGGCAATAGACCGTATGTGAAGTGGCCGACTGTCTGCGAAACGCTCCCGCCTGAAGCTTTCCCGTTAAAGCGAGTGAACACGGGAGACGGTAACGATGACTGACCATGATTACTGGCTTGAAGACATGCAAGCAATGAAGAAGCGGAAGAAGCCGAACTACCCGCTCCGCCGCATCCTCTTCGCCATCGCCAGCATCGGCCTCATCTCCAGCCTGACCATCATGCTCACATGGCATGGCGGCACCATGAACGCCGCGCTCATGGTGGAAGGCGTGTACATCGCCACCGCATTGTGGCTGATCGTCAGATTCGCGCCACGCGACTAAAAAACTTCCCGCTGGCTGACAGTCCCAACAAACAACCAAAAATCGGGTTGTTCCGCGGGACACCCACGTTCACTCATTCGTCGGCCAGTGGGGACCATAACTGAAAACAGATATTATCCACGCGCCTACGAACTCAATACCGCGCAGCAAATCACGTAGGCGCATTGGCCGCACATGGTTGTGGGATTCATGCCGGACTCCTTAAGTTTGACAACTCATGAATCACCTTATCCATCTCGCATTCAGGTTTTGACATTTCCTGTTGCCGTGATGTTGGCCGTGAACCCGTTCAGGTCGGGTTCCAACGGTTTTGCATCATTCATTGGCGTGAATCCTAACAGGTTCGACTCCTGTTGCGGCCACTGTCCCCACCGGTTAGTGCGATTGCCGGACTGGGGATTTGACGTGGATTGGATGACTCGGGGTCTCTGGTTCTTCTTCCCCTACGGGTCGCGGGTTCGACTCCCGCCCACGTCCGAAGCCGTCGAGAGACGGCCCATCATAATTGAAAACCCGGTTGACGGGGGAGCCTAAAAAATCATATTCCAAAGTCGATTTCTCTAGGCGCTTACATACACACTCTCTCCCGTCAACCACTGCTGGTGCAAGGAACGTGGCCGCTGCTATCTCAGCCGTTCGGTTCATCGGCGGTCAGATGGTTCGACTCCATCCACCAGCACGCAATCACAGAAAGGAAAACTCTCATGGACACCATCAACGTGAATGGCGAAACCTACACGAAAGTACCGGACGAGATCAGCTTGTTCGGACGAACCTACCTGCTGGCGGACGACATCATTCCGGAACCATTGGACGTGTCGGACTGGCATCCAATCGAATCGGATTACCGTATCACGCTCAGGGAATACATGACCCAACAGCATCCAGAAGACGCCAAGCGTAGCCTCACCGGACTGGGCCAAGTCGTGAAGAACACGATTCTGAATGCCGGTAAGGGAGACTTGTTGGAAAAGAACAGCAATGGTGCCGTCATTTACACCCGCTCGTTGTTCCCGCTTGTCGAACAGGGCTACAGGAAGTGGCGTTACCGGAATAATGCCCACATTATGGAACGGAGTGTGGCGGAAGCATGACGGAAGTGAAATTTCCCAGCATGGTTGACATGCCGGACAAGGAGTATTTCGCACATCCGGCAATCGACCAGACTGGTTTGAAGAAGTTCATGGAGTCTCCAAGAGCGTACGCATGGCACAAGCTGAACCCTCTCGACAACAGTACGTTGGCGTTCGGCAAGGCCGCGCACAGTCTCATTCTCGGTAGTGGCCCGAAGGTCGAAAGGAAACTCGACGGGCGCACCAAAGCCGGTAAGGCACAAGCCGAACAAGCCAAATCGGACGATCTGGTAATCCTTTCCGGTTCCGACTATGAGAAGCTTCAAAACATGGTGGATTACGCGCCGGACATGAACAGTCTCGTGGAAGGCAAACCGGAAATCGCCTTGTTCGCCATCGACCCGGCCACTGGATTGCAGTTGAAAGGCAAGGCCGACTGGCTACCCGACCATCCCGACATGGACGGCGTCATGTGGCTGTACGACTACAAGACCACCGGCCATGACGTGCAGGACTTCACTGGTTCGGCATACAAGTTCGGCTACCACATTCAAGCCGCCTTCTACATGATGCTGTATCGGCTCGTAACCGGATACCAGGGTGCGATGGGATTCAGATTCGTCGTGCAGGAGAAGCAGGAACCATACGACTGGATGATTTGGGAACTATCCGAAAACGATCCTGAAATCTCACTTGTCGCGGTGAAGCAGATTCGTGAAGCGTTGGACAGGCTCAGCTTCTACTGGAATAACCATATTCCGTTGGAAGACATGCTCAACCAAGGATTATCGAAGACGCCTATGCCTATCAGATTCACTGACTGGCAGATGAACCATCTGATTGGAGATGATGACCAATGGGAAATGTGATAGCGAAGAACCGTAAAGCCTACGGTTATGATTACGCCGACTTGGGCAGTGTGGTCAACTATGTGACCGAAACGTTGAAGGTCAAGGTGCAGCAGAGCATCCAATACGATAATCTACCCCAATATCCGAACGGGTATGGATTCGTCGTAACCCGCTACTGGAAGGATGACAGCAAGTCTTGGAGCGTGTTTGAAGCTCCCGTCCCGATCGTCGTGGGTGATTCCGCAGGTAAACGTGAACAGCCGTTCATGCAACGGTATGGGAGTGCGGAAACCTATGCGAGAAGGTACAGTCTGCTCACCCTGTTCTGTCTTGCTACCAGTGATGATGACGGCCAGTTGGCTGGCTATCAGCGTGGCAATCCGATGAACGAGGAACTACGCAAGCAGGTTGCCGCCTTGTTGGCTCAGGGGAATGTTCCAGCCGGACGTGAGTCCGAAGCCATCGGCAATCGTATCAAAATGCCTGTGAATTACGCAAGATTGACCGACTGGCAAGCCCAATTGTTCATCAACAGTTTCAAAAAGAATGAAGAAGTCAAGGAGGCCGCATAATGGCTGGAGAAACCGTTATCACGATCATTGGCAATCTGACTAGGGAGCCTGAACTGCGCTCCACCAGCAATGGTGAGAACGTGGCTAATTTCACTATCGCATCATCTGACCGTAGGTTTAACCGGCAGACGAACCAGTGGGAGGATGGTGACACGCTGTTCATGAACTGTTCCGTATGGGGTGGCATGGCGCAGCATGTCGCTCAATCCTTGCACAAAGGTATGGGCGTGATCGCTCAAGGTCGTTTGAAGCAGCGTTCCTATCAGGCCAATGATGGGACTCAACGTACTGTGGTCGAGCTTCGCGTGGACGAGATCGGCCCGAGTCTTCGTAATGCGACTGCCCAAGTGCAGAGGATTCAACGTGGCGGCGCTCAGGCGGCCCCGCAGGGCGGTTTCAATCCGAGTCCGAATAATGTTCCGTCTAACGGTTTCCAACAGCCGCAACAGCCAACCCAGCAACCACAGCAGGGTGCCGACTCGTGGGGAGCGAACAACAATCAGCCTTCCACGTTCGGCAACTTCGGAAACGACACTGATTTCTAATCCAGACTAAAAGGAACCAACATGGCAAACATCATCCCATACAGGGAGTTTCTGAAAAGAAAGGAGCTGCGCGAGCAGGAGACTGGCATCACCGTTAGCCCGCAGCAGCTCCACCCATCCCTGTTCGACTGGCAGAAGCGTATCGTCGCATGGGCTTGCACAGTAGGACGTGCAGCCATATGGGCGGATACGGGTCTTGGTAAGACCAGAATGCAACTCGAATGGTTACGGCAAGTCTGCGCCGGACATGGGACGGGGCTTATTCTAGCGCCGTTGGCCGTATGCCAGCAAACCATCCGCGAAGGCGCCGCAATCGGCATGGAAGTGCGTTATGTGCATGACCAGTCGGAAGTGTCGGACGGGTTCAGCATCACGAACTATGAGCGTGTGCCGAAACTCGACGTGTCCAAATTCAATGCGGTCGTGTTGGACGAGGCTTCGATTCTGAAACAGTCGGACGGCAAGACCCGCAAAATGCTGATCGACACGTTCAGGGATACGAAATACCGTCTCGCCTGTACCGCCACACCGGCACCGAACGACCCGGAGGAACTATGCAATCAGGCCGAGTTCCTTGGATACGCCACCCGTGTGAAGATGCTTGCCACGTATTTCGTGCATGACGGGAATATTTGGCGTTTGAAAGGTCACGCGGTTAAGCCGATGATGCGGTGGATGTCGCAATGGGCCATCGCATTGCGCAAGCCGTCCGATATTGGCGGTGATGATGCGGGATATGAGTTGCCCGGATTGAATCAGACCGTTGATGTTGTCGCCTATCACGGCAGCATCCCGGAAGGCCAATTGTTCGCAGCTGACCTTGGTGGCGTCGGCGGGCGTGCGAGAGTCCGTAAGGAAACGCTTGTTGACCGTGTGAGCCGGTGTGTCGATCTGGTCAACAACGAACCTGAAGAACAGTGGATTATCTGGGCTGGATTGAACGACGAGGCGGACATGCTGAACAGGCTTATCCCCGGCAGTGTGAATGTGAAAGGCTCCATGTCGCCGGAAGACAAGGCCAAGGCGTTCCTTGACTTCGCTGATGGGAACATTCCGGTGCTGATCACGAAGGGTTCCATGGCTTCGTTCGGTTTGAACTGGCAGAACTGCGCTCGAATGGCGTTCTGCGGTTTGAACGATTCGTGGGAATCCTACTACCAGTCGATACGCCGCTGCTACCGGTTCGGGCAGAAGCGCGTGGTTGACGTGCATGTGGTGGTTTCCGATTTGGAACGCGAGATAGCGGAGAACATCACCCGCAAGGAACAGCAGGCCACTCATTTGAGTGACGAGCTGGTGAAGACGATGAATGAATCGAACTCTTTCGGAAAGGCCGCATGATGGTCGATGAAATGTATATGACCGATGAAGCCAAAGGCAAGGATTGGACACTATGGCTTGGCGACTCGTGCGAACGCATGACGGAAATGGCTGACAACAGTGTTGATCTGAGTGTGAGCAGCCCGCCGTTCGCAAGCCTGTACGTGTACTCCGATTCAACCCGCGACTTGGGCAACAATAGTTCCCGTGAAGAGTTCATCGAGAACTACGGGTACATCATCCGCGAACTGTTGAGGGTCACGAAACCGGGCCGTATCGCTTGCGTGCATGTGCAGCAGGTTGTGACCACGAAGACCGCTGACGGCGTGGTTGGATTGACCGACTTCCGCGGTGATGTGATTCGAGCCTATGTGGAGAACGGTTGGATTTTCCACGGTGAAGTCACCGTGAACAAGAATCCACAGGCTCAGGCCATCCGCACGAAGGCTCAGGCTCTCATGTTCGTGACGAAGAACAAGGATTCCAGTATGAGCCGTCCCGCGTTGGCTGACTATCTGCTGATGTTCCGCAAGCCTGGCGAGAATCAGGTGCCGATCAAGAACGATGTTTCCAACGAGGAATGGATTGATTGGGCGCAGCCGGTCTGGTGGAACATTCGAGAGACCAACACGCTGAATGAGCGTCTTGGCCGTGAGGATACCGATGAACGCCACATCTGCCCGCTGCAATTGGATTTCATCGAACGGTGCATCCGCTTGTGGAGCAATAAGGGCGAGCTTGTGTTCGACCCGTTTGGTGGCATCGGCTCGACCGTGTACGAGGCAATCAAACTTGGCCGCAAGGGCATGAGCATTGAATTGAAGCCTTCCTATTGGGATGCGTCGGTGAATCTGATGCGCGAGCTTGAAGAGAAGCTTGGAGAGGCGACACTGTTCTGATGGTTCCGCTCTCTGGGATGACCGAACCCGCATGGTGTGACAAGCATGGGGTCGAATATTACGGCCCCGCTTGTCCTGAATGCGAGTCGGAAGCCGAAGACTATTGGGAGGATATTGGAGACGCGAGCATATGGGATTTATGACCTATGATTTCGACATTCCAGGCGAACCCGTCGCGAAGGGCCGTCCACGATTCTACGGGTATCGGGCTGTGACCCCCCAGCATACGAGGGATGCTGAGGAACTGGTGCGGAACCAATTCCACATGTTCTACCCTCATGCCGAACCATTGGACGGGGACGTGATGATGATTCTCATGTTTTATAAGGGGCGTCATGGGAAACCGGATTTGGACAATCTGGAAAAGCTCGTCAAGGATGCGTTGAACGGTTTGGCCTACGTGGATGACCAGCAGGTGAAACTCACGTTGTGCGCCATGCTGGAACCCGACCGTATGGCATGGGGACAACGGGCGAAACGGCTTGTCAAACGTCGGCAGGGAATGCCGTTGACATACGGCGGCAATCCTTATGAGCCGCATACGGAAATCCATATAGAACCCTTGCATGACATTCACGGCGGGTTGGAAAGTCTCGTCAGAAACACGAAGGAGATGATAAGCGATGTCGGAAACCAGCCTGAATACCGGTGAGATGCTGTTCCAACTGCGCGTCTGGGATTACTTGGCTTGGGCGTTGGACGATAAGCGTCTCGACCATGTTGAGAACCTGTACTACAAGGGGCGGCCGATCAGTGTTTCGACGTTCGCCAATCCGAACGTGCCGATGGTGAAATGCTTCGATAAGGCTGAACTGTTGGCTGGTGACATTGATTCTGAATATCCGTTCGTCATACAAGCCGATGGCATGTTCGATGCTGACGTGATGGACGAGCGTGAGTGGATCGCGTCTCAACCCGCGTACACGAATCTGAGCGTGTGGGACAAGTTCGAGACTCTGCTACCGGCCAAACCGTCTATGGAATGCGTTGACTCGGGCACTCGAATGTTCATCCGATTCACGTTGGGTGAATTGGCGGGCATGTTGAACAGTGGGTTGCCGCTCGGAGGTGGACGATGATTCTTCCAGCAGTCAACGTCAACGGCATCCATTTGAGCAGCCAACAGCATGAGGCGCTTGTCAGCATATGGCGTACCGGTCGAATGCCGGAACCCCACGCAGGTCAGAAACCGTGGCTGTGGATTCAAGCGCTCAGACGGCGCGGCTTGGTATCCGGCAATGCGCTCAGACTGACCGACAAGGGACGCCATATCGTCCAACTCCTACAGGACAGGAAAGCATTCCGGTCTCAAAGCACCGCCGACAATCCACACTACGGAGCCTACTGGGACGCCTACTACGCCGACCAGCCCACATACCCGTACAAGCCGACGTTGGAAATCATTTGCGAAAGGAACTGTGATGAAACTTGACCCGCCACCGGACTTGGTTGAAATCGCTGAAGCCCTGGACGCGATGGCGAAACCACACGTGGGAAGCGGCTGGGCGAACACCAACTACACCGATCTGCCCTGCACCACGCCACGGCAGGAGGCCATCTGGATGGCATACAACGGAATCACAAGAGGAGAGGATTAACGGGCGATGTGGTTCAAGGTCGATGATGGGTTCTGCATGAATCCGAAGACGGCGATGCTGTCCAATGACGCCACCGCATTATGGCTTCGTTCAGGCACGTGGGCCGCGCAACAGCTGACAAAAGGACGTGTCCCAGCGAACATGATTCCCATGTTCCGCTGCTCCGATGATTCGGTTCAGGAACTCTGCGATGCGGGCTTGTGGGAGTATGACGCCGACAAGGACGAATACGTGTTCCATGATTGGGCTGACTATCAGCCGGACGGTGACGAAGTGGATGCCAAGCGCAGGAAGCGGAGTGAAGCTGGCAAGAAGGGTGCGAGCCGTCGTTGGAAGAAGCCTGAGAATGGCAAAAATGGCAAACCGATGGCAAATGCTATGGCAAACGCATGGCAAACCGATGGCAAATGCCATGGCAAACCGATGGCAAACGCATGGCAAGACGATGGCAAACCGATGGCAAACGCATGCCCCGTACCCGTACCCGTACCCGATAAGAAAGAAGAAGAATATTATTCTTCTTCCAAAGAAATGACACTTGCCATGTTCCAAGACTCCACGGAGTTGACGGCGGCGTACAGCATGATGCGCACCGCTTACCCGAACTTGGATTTACAGGATGCTTGGAACGCTTTCTCCGTCCGTCACTATGCCAGAATCAGCACCGTGGGGGATTGGATACGCCTATGGCGTGGCTGGTGTGAGAACCGGGCGCAAATGGGTGGTATCCCACCGTCGAAGCCACACGTCCACACTTGGGCTTGCGAACACACGTTGAAAGCCTTGCACCTCCAATCGCAGGATGACGTGACCGACATGGCGTCAGCCGTCAAAAAAGCCAATGAGCTAAACCAGAAGGAAGAACCCCAGTGAGCAGTGACAATCCATCCAAGGAGACGTGCCGCATGGTTGATGATCGTGATGGGAGACGTTGCGTGCGTTGCGGCCGAAGCTTGTATGCGGTGGGTGGTTCCCGGCATCATCGGAAACTCCGTAGCCAATGCACGAGGGTTGAGAAGCATCAAGTGCAGAATCTGATTCTGCTTTGCGGTTCGGGTACGACGGGCTGTCATGGTTTCGTTCACATGCATCCGACTATCGCTTATGAGAACGGCTGGTGCGTGAAATCGTTTCAAGACCAGTTGGAAGTGCCGGTACGAACTTGGCATGGACTCGTGTATCTCACCACAGACGGCAAATATTCATCGACAAAGGAACAATCAAATGACTGACAATATCAATCCATCGCATTACAAGGATGGCCCGTTCGAATGCATCGAACTGTCCCGACTGTTGTCAAGCGACTGGGGTCAAGCCGTCCAATACTGCTTCAGGTGGCAGCACAAGAACGGTGTCGAAGACCTGAAAAAAGCCTTGTGGTTCGTTAACGACGCGCTCGTGCATGGAATTCCGATTTACGCCGTAAGTGACTGGGCGGACCTCGCTAGTGCATTGTTCCACACTCTCGCCAGAGAGGATTGGGCTGGTCTTAAGAGTGTTTGGGATGCATTCACTGTCTGGCATAGAGGTGATATTCCGGGACTCTTAAAAGACAAGATCAATGAAATCGAAAAGGAAGGCAAGTAATCATGGAACATATCGTGCAGTTCGCCATCGGCATTGACGACAAGGCCATCCAGAACCGCATCGAGGAATACGCCTACAAGGACGTGCTCGACAAGATCGTCAAAGAAACCATGGACACTGTTTTCGCGCGCACCAACGCGTATTCGCGGGAAAACATGTGTAAGACCATGATGGAGGAAGCTTTGCAAAGCTTCCTCGAAGAACGCAAGGACGAGATTATCGACAAGGCCGCGAACATGCTTGCCGACCGGTTCCAACGGACGAAGAAATATCGGGAAGCCATAGGTGCCGTCATCGCAAAGGATGGTGAGTGATGGATAAGACGAGGGTTGCCCTCACGGCGATTATCTGCATCACGATTGTCTTGACTTCGTTCAGCTTAGGAATGGCGCCTAATGTCGGCACGAATGCCAATACGGGTTTTCAAATGGAAACGGTCAAGACCGGTGACGTGACATGGGCGTGTTTGAAACATAACAGAGAATATATCGGTTGCAGCACGGTGGAGACGGTCAAATGAGTGTTTTCACAGGCAAGACCGGCTACATCGTCTGGCCGCAAGGTGAGACGGGAGTGCACACATGCCGCGTGTATGACTCACTGGATGAAGCTGTGGGCGCGGCACGTTCCAAAGCCGACTTCTACCACAGGGCATACGTGGTGCGTACCGCTTATGAGAGTCCGGCAAGAACCATCAGAACAATCCTCCCAAGGAGACACCAATGAGCGACAAAGTGAAAGTCGGCACGAGCAAGGTCACGTTCCGTGTGCGCGCGTTCGACTATCCGCAGATCGAACTCGCATCCGTCGAAGTGGATGTGCCGATGTACACGAAGACGGACAACAAGCTCGACAACATGCAGCAGGGACATGTCACGGCGGACGTGCCGGACGGTTTCAACGAGAAGGTCAAAGACGCATTGCAGGTGTTCGCGGACACTCTACAGGCATCGTTCAACGAAGAAGGAGAGTGAAATGTTGAGAAGCATTGATTTCAAAACAATGCCTTACCTGTTTACCGACAAGGCTGGCACTTGTCTGACCGTGGAGTTCGACGGGAGGGAACTGGATGACATCTACAAGCAGGTGAAAGCCATGTACGATCAGGCGCACTCGTCTGATGACATGCCCACCGAACCGGGCTGGTATGCGACTCGGGATGGTGAAGACCTGTTGAGCTACGACGGTGACGCTTGGCACATTCACAATATCGACTGTGATGCGCAATTGTTCGCTGACGGGGATTTGGAAACGATGGACTGGAGCGTGGTCAAACGCACGTTCGATGCTGACGCTTTCCCGCTGATACCAGTGAATCTTAACGATACATCTCGTGCGGAGCGTCGGTTGACCAACCTCACCAACTTTTTGCACACGCTCATTCATGAGTGTGAGACAGTGCGGGACAACCCATCTTCCGACAAGCATACGAAAGACATCGAGAATGCCGTCTGCGGGACTGGAATCAATTTCGCCAAAGACCTGCTCGCACGATTGGAAAACGGGGTGTTCGACCATGAACGTGCATGAAAGCCTATCCGACTGGCGGTCGCTGCCCATGAGCATGCTCGACGGGCATAGGGCGATAATCCAACTCAACGAAGGCATGATCATCGACGGGTATCTGAGATACGTGCCTTCGAAACTCCGCAAGGAATTACGAGGCGCGACGGAAGGAATCTGCGAATCATTGATGGTTGAAGGCGTGTACCAGCCGGTCATCATCAGCGTGAACGCAGGCGGAAAGCATGTGGTTGATGGCGTGAAGGCATTGAACATACTCAAGGAGGTGAGCGCATGAGCGACCAATACGCGGTCAGCATCCGTCATAGCTACACCATGCCGGATGAGACATTCTATGGATATGAGCTGGTCTTATGGCATTGGGACGTGATCGAGAACACTTGGCTGTTTCGTGCGACACGCGAATACCCAGTATCCAAGACCGTCTCACGGAAACAAGCGTTGGAACAGGCGCTTTACGACGCTGAGGAATTGGCTCGAATCTTCCAATGCAAAAACTATGGAACCAACGAAGAAGGAATGTGGGGAGGCCGTGAGTGATGTTCGGGCGTAAGAAGAAGCCCCAGCCCAAGAGTTATCTTCGATGCCCTTACTGCGGTGACGCGCCAATAATAGTTAGCGGCAAATGCACATATCACAATCCACGTCATACCGTCTACCGGTACGAGTGCGTATTGAAGTGTCTTCAAGGCGAGGTCTGTCAGACTGCCGAAGATGCGTTCAACTCGTGGATACGCGCTGTCGCACGCTATTACGACGCCGAGAGTGCGATAAGACAATTCTGCGAGCAGAAGAAGGATGAATGATGTGCGTGAGACTCGGCTTCATTAAACCCGGTTATACAGAGGTCTACTGCGCCCATTGCGGTTATTGCATCGGATATGTCCACCGCGAAGAGGTGATCGTGTCCACGAACCTCGATACCGGGCGGCAAACCACTGTGAACAGGTGGTTTCCGGAAACGAATGATGGCGACGCATGGAGCAGGGCGCATGGCGGCGGCTTCGCGGATAGGACCGATGAAGAATCCAATCGACTGTTCACGTCCGGCTGGGCCACTCGCGGTGAGGCTGTGAGAATGCTCAAATGCTTGGACTGCGAGGAGAAGACAACATGAGTCTGGATGATGTTTGCTGGAATATTTCAAGCGTGTTCATCGTCATCACCTTGGGAGTGATAGCGATACTCTGCGTACTCACGCTATTAGGCGTGTTCGTATGCATCTTCGACCATGACGATAAGAACGATAAGAGCAGTAAGGAATAACAATGGCGACGAACGTGACTGAGAAAGACAAGACACTGCATGAGGTCATCGACTTTCTGCAAAAAGAGTGGGATGCAGCTAATAACGCTTCTGATAATCCAGACGAAGAAGTGTACGACTTTTACGACGGAATGACGACGGCTTACGAGCATGTAATCAATTACTGCCGTCACATGCTCGGCTATTCCGGCACCATGCCTTCCGAGGTACCCAATCAAAGCGAGGACGCGAAGGAATAGTTATGTGGTTCAAACGCAGACGCAACGAATATGGGTGTCCAATGTGCGGCAGACTACCAGTAATCAAGGCATCGCAAACGGAAAAATACCACGAGAGCCGCAAAGTAAGGACAACACTCACAGTCTACCGGCTCCAATGTCCACGTGGACATATCTCTACCAGCTGGTTCAGCCACGCCGCACTCGCAAGCAGGCAGTGGAAAGAACTCGTGGACGAGTACAAGGGGAAGGATACGAAATGAGCGCGTATCAGCCTGTTCTTGACCCCGCCTGCGGCGGCCGAATGTTCTGGTTTGACAAATCGGATGATCGGGTGCTTTTTGGTGATGTGCGTGATGAGAGCTGGGAATTGTGCGATGGGCGTAGGTTCGATGTCAAGCCGGACATGCTGATGGACTACCGCGACCTGCCGTTCCCCGACGGGACGTTCCGCATGGTGGTGCTCGACCCGCCCCACCTGCGCAATGCGGGGGAAACGAGCTACATGGCGCAGAAATACGGTTGCCTCGACCAAGAGACGTGGAAAGCTGACCTCAAGACCATGTTCAGCGAGTGCTTCCGCGTCCTGAAAGAGCATGGAGTGTTGATTTTCAAATGGAATGAGACACAGATACCCGTATCGCAGATTCTCAAGCTCACAGCGCACAAGCCACTCTTCGGCAACAAGCAGCCGAACCGCACGGGAACACACTGGATTGTCTTCATGAAGGAGGACGCGAAATGAATAAACGGTACAAGGTTTGCCCACTTTTTTGGAGTGATTACGGCGATGAGCGCACCTTGATGAATATGGGTGTGTTTGAAAAGTTGCTGAACGAGGGTTGGCAGATTCTGCGGGTGGATATCATGCCGACAACGGAATTGCGTGATAACGCCGTCACAGCGACGAACGTCTACATCCTTGAGAGGGAGGCTAATGATGATTAGTCAATACGACAAGGACATGTGTTGCCTGTATATCGCTGAGGGGATGAACTACATCTGGCAACAACGAGAGAACCAAGAGCTTTCCCGAATACTTGAATCATTGGCCGATAGGAAGCTCATGAAGCGTGTCCATGGCGGGTATGCGATCACGCTCAAGGGATTGTTGGCAGTCAAGGTGTGGAGACTTCACCTGTTCCTGTTCCATCACGGTGAATACAAGTACTTCAGGAGGAAGAAATGAGCAGGGCTGAGACCACCGCCATGCTGTCCAAGCTGGTGGAGAAGAGGTTGAGGAATCAGACCGCTTTTTGGGCGAGCGAGGTCAATTTCGACCGTAACACGCCCGACGAAAGGCGCGTGGACTACGTGGGCTTCAAGCCCTGGAACATCAACGGTGAGCCGGTGCCCGCAAGCGTCGAGAAAGGCTGCTTCGAGTTCTACGAGGTCAAGTCATGCATGGCTGACTTCACTAGCGGCAACGGACTGACGTTCTACGGCGATCAGAACTATCTGGTCTGCACGAAGGAACTGTGTGACGAGATCGTATGGCAGAAGATGGTGCCGCCGCGAGTGAACGCGATTCTGACACCGGATTCGACCGGCTCGAAACTGATTCTCGACTATGTGCAGTCCTACAACGACCTGTCATACAGGAGGCGTCCGGCAAGCGAAATCCTGTGGGCCATGGTCAAAGCTAACGGAAAGAGGACTAATTGAGCATCATGCTTGACGAGGCCAACGCTTACGAGCGTGGCATGGATGATGATTTGACTTTTCAGACGGTTCGTGAGCTTGCCGGTACAGCGTACATGGCCGGACGTTCCGCTCCACCAACCGACGCCGAGGTGGAGGCCGTGGCGAAACGGCTCTGCTGGAACAGCTGCGAATGGGATGGCATCGAAAGCGACTATGTGGCGAAGGACGAAGACGATGCATGGGATTACGCCGGTGAAATCTGCGGATATCAGGAAGACTACATCGCGCGGGCGAAAGAAGTGCTCGAAGTGGCACGTAAGGCGGTGACGGAATGAAGGCTGTTTTGATTGTTTTCACCATTGTCTTCGGTTTGCTTTCTTTCGCGTCGTTTGCGTCGATCGTCGCGTTGTTCATCGCCGACTGGATGGCAAAACACTTCTAGACCACATTCAAACCCGTCGAAATCGACGGGATAAGACAATCAAGGAGACGAAATGATAGGAAACAAGAATATTCAACGAGGGCTAATGGCCGTGCTTATGGCCGTAGCGATGGTTTTCCCGCTGGCCGGATGCGAGAACGAAGCGGATGCTGACGATGTTGAAGGCGGTAGTGACTGCATTGATGTGCGAGGCGACTTCGCTGTCGATGAGTGCAGAATCGAGTTGCACGACGGTAGGGCCGTGACATGCATCAGGTTCAACGTCTACAAGGGGGGAGGCGGTCTTTCCTGCGATTGGGACAATGCTAGCGGCAAGGACGGGGAAACGAAATAATGGAACATGAGCTAATCCCCGTATACACGAAGTTCACCGGTAACGGTGTGCGTGTGCAGAATGATTCTAAACTCATCGACTATCTGGATGATGGGTGGAAAATCATCAACGTCACGGCAGCGAACCCACTGGCATTGGACAACAATGAGGCCGTCGTGTTGTACGTGATCGAGAGGACTACTGCAAATCATTGGAGCAAACGGAATGAATGAGCCTACCGCCGACGAGATCATGAAAATGTTCGCGGTTGACATAGCAGTTCTTCGTCGTGGTAGGCGCAAGCCGTCTGAGAAGCCGCCAGTCGGAAAGAAGAAGGCGAAAGCGTCGAAAAAGCCGGTCAAGCTTACTGCGGAACAGCTCGCACGGAAACGTGAGCACACGCGACAGTGGCGGATGGCCCACCGTGAGCAAGTCTTGGAATGCAACCGCCGATACAAGCTTGCGCATCGTCCGACATTCCACCATTTCAGCCGTGAGGAACAGGCGGCCTACGGACGCAACTACTACCTGCTTCAACCCGAGAAGAGAAAACGGAAGCGGGAGACTGTTTGAGACGTTAATCCAATACCGGTTGCAAGGTTGGGTGCAACCGGTATACTAGACATGTTCCGGCATTAATCGCACGCCTTCGGGCACCGGTGCGGAATCAACATACCATGATTTTGGAAGGCGTGCGATTGGCTGACTGCAAACTGTTGCGTTGCGGGCGTGAACGAGACGATACCAGGCAACTCTGCCCTGAATGTGAACAGCGGCTCCTAGCCGACTTGGAATGGTTCACGAAGAACATCGGCTACTTGGAAACCGACAAGATGAACCGCATCAACAAGAACCATGACGCTAACGGTGGCGGGGGAGGATACTCTGATAATCCGCCATTGCGAGAGCAAGTGTTCGACCTGTTGTATGAGGGTGACGAACACATGGATAGCGTGTGGGGCACACTATCCGCGTTCGCTAAATGCTTAGGCGTCGAATACCTGAATCACGATCCGTTGAACGTGTTGGCGCAGCGGATAGCCGTCAAGAAAAACAAGCAAGGCGAACCCGCGTGCCTATGCTCAACGGCAACACCCGTGTACGCGCTTGAAATCCGCATCGCACGCGACAAGTGCCAGCGCCTGTTGAATCAAGGCCATACTGTCAGCTTGGGCAATTGCCCCAACACCGACTGCAACATGCCACTATCGGCTGACGAGACGGCAAAACAAGTCAAATGCCGTGGATGCAGGAACGTTTGGAACATCAACTTTTTGAGGACACTCATGCAAGACAAGATCAAACACAGCACTTACACGGGGACTGCTTCGGACATTAGAAGCAAACTCCAACAGGCTGGATACCTCGTATCCGCGAACACGTTGAAATCATGGGCGCACAGGGGCAAGCTCACCCCGGTACGCAAGGAAGGGCGGCATCCCATCTACCGTATCGCGGACGTGTACATGCTGATGCAGCAGACCACTCCAGTGGACGATATTTGGGGACTCGTCGGAAAGGACAACCGGCAGTGAGCATCATCAGCATCACCGACAAGGGCAAGACCATCACCTATCACGCGCATCACATGCGCGACGTGATCGAACCCGTCAAAAAATCAGGCATGTTCGGGGAACAATTCGACGTGAAGAAGAAACTCCACACGATCACCTTCTACACGGAGGAATAATGGTGCATATCGACTGTTCGCTAATCCTAGTGTTGCTGACAGATATTCTCGCCCTATTGAAAATCGGGGGACAATTCCCCTACTCGTGGCTGTGGGTGTTCGCACCCGTCTGGATTCCCTTCGGCATCATCCTAATCATGATGGTCATCATGCTTCTCGCATGGCTGATCGGCATCATCGGCGTACTCATTTCGGAAAGGTTCAACTAAAATGCAATTCAGCGGCATCAGAGAAAACATCGGCTACACTCGCCCAAACGATGCGGGAGCAGACCTCAGAAGCAACGAGGACACGATAGTCTGCGCCAACAGCCAGGCACTCGTGCACACGGGCGTGTACATGCAGATACCAGCCGGATACGTCGGCATGATCTGCCCACGCTCAGGCTTGGCCCTCAAACACAACATCACCGTGATGAACGCGCCTGGTGTAATCGACCCCAACTATCGCGGGGAAGTATGCGTAATCCTCCGAAACATGGGCGAACAGGCGTTCGAGATTCATAAGGGAGACAGGATAGCGCAAATCGTGTTCGCGCAATGTGCGCCACACATGCCCTTAGACCACGTTGAAACCCTTGAAAAAAATACGGAACGCGGCACGAAAGGATTCGGTAGCAGTGGCATCAACTGAAACCACAGGAGCTAATCTCAAAGCCGACAACGTGGGAAAACCCATCACCATCCTAGACCCGATCAGCCAGACGATAGTGGTCGAAGGCAGACTGGAACAATTCACATCCAGACCAAACTACGTGCCCACCGTCACATACAGGCGCGTCAACAGTTATGGCGAAGACACGCCACCCGAACCAACACACGGCAAACGTATCGTCCGCATCGACACGCAAATCCGCCTGACCACAAGAGACACGATCAACGTCACCATCCACGGTGACACGCCAATCATAATCGAGGACGCATGAAAATCTATCTTGTAATCGCATACATGACTCCAGATGGGCACGTACCGTACAGAGGTGAAGAGCTGACTCTCATTGGCTCTTACAAGACGCGCGACCAAGCGGAATCACGCGCACACGACGTAGAACGCGAACACCGGTGTGCAGTCGTAGACATTTTTGAAACCATACTCGATTCGCATTGCAAAACCTACCTTGGAGGATACGAGGAATGAGCAAGCAGACCATCACCGCTGATCACCTCAACGCCACGCATTTGGGTAAGCGCGTCAGCATCCTAGACAATGGGGAAGTGGTCATGTCCGGCACGCTCAAAAAGTTTGAAACACGGTTGGGAAACCAGCCGGTATTCACATCCGACGTTTGCTTCACATCCTCAACCGGTTTCACACCAGTATTGCGGTACGAGACGCGCGCGTGCATCGTCCTTCAATTGTCGAACCAGTTCAACGACGATATCGCCGCAACCGTGAATGGCGACAAGGAACTGAGAATCGAAGAGGAAGGATGAAATCGAATGGTTAACGCGATTGTACATGCCATAAATAAGGGGAAACCATGAGTGGAAAAACCACTAAAGAACTCATGCTACGCGTGCTCGTGATGGAATCACCGGAACTGTTCGACGGCACTGATGATGCGCCTGTGGAAGTCACCGACTGGTATTACCACGAATGGGTGCCGGAAGTCTGCGAAACGTGCGGTGATGACCCTGAAACGTTAGTCATCTCGTACCGCACCAGAAAAGGCGAAGAGTATGGCGAAACGTATTGGGATTTCGGATTACCGCAAGTGCTGGAAGCATTGGACAAATGGGATGAAAAATACGGGCATTTGAAAAACATGGAGGACGCATGAAGTGGTTTACTGCTGACTTGCATTTCGCGCATCCGTTCGTGGCCGCGCTACGCGGATACGCGCTACCTGGATACGCTAAGGATGCATCGATCAAACAACAGGCCGAACGTGAGCATAAGCCGCTTAAGAACTGTGTTGACTGGCGGAAGCATGATGCCGACATCGTGCGCGCAATCAACACGTATGTTGGCGAGGAAGACGAACTCTACATCCTCGGAGACATCAGTTCCGGCAGCACATGGAGCGTCGAACAGGCGATAATGCGCATCCAGAATCTACAGGTTCCACGTAAACGCAGACACTTGATTCTCGGCAACCACGAACTGCACAGTTCCAGCCGCACGCTGGAAAAGTTGGCAAGCGTGTTCGTGGAAGTCGGAAGAGTCGGCATCACCGAAATCAGAGACGGGTGGGGCAACAATCCACACACGGTATTTTTAAGCCACTACCAATGGCGCGAAGACTTCACGCAAAGCAAACACCTAGGCACAGTCTCAACCAATTGGAACGCGCCGGAATTGGCTGAATACGCGCTACCACGCATGAACAACACGCTGCTCCTGCACGGACACACGCACGCGCATGACCCGCTTGAGTTCGGCAGGCATCACAATGAGATCAACGTCGGATTAGACGCATGGTGTTTCGAGCCAGTCAACGAAGCCGAATTGGTGGACAACTGGCTACAAACCGCGTCAAGCGCCGTCTGAGCGGTCTACAATGGCACACGAATGGGGGGCGGATTCAAAAACCGCCCCCACTATTTTTCAGTAAATAGCACCGTTGGATTTCAAATCATCCATTATTCAAGAATCTCTGCAATCCATCGCCAGCCTTGCCATTCAGCCCGCGACGGGACATGTCGTAATAGTCGAGCATCTGCGGACTGTTCCACCCCGCTGCGGCCATGATGTCCCTGTCCGGCACGCCAGCGTCACGGGAGAGCGTGCAGAACGTCCTCCGCAGCGAGTGCGGCGAGATGCCGGGCACGCCCACGCGCAATGCCACGGACGATACGATGCCAACGGCGGTCTGCTGCCGCAGACGAGCGCCGGAATCCTCACGGAACACCGCACCACGCCTACGTCCGCCGATAAGTCGTGCAAGAGCCTCGGACGCCTCGGAGGGAATGGCCACACGCTGAGACCAGTCGCCCTTGCGGTCGAACCGCACCCACGGACGCCCGTCATCCAGATGACAGTCCTCGACATCCAATCCGAGCGCCTCGCCTATCCTCGCGCCGGTCAACAGCAGCAGACTGCACAGGGCATCCGTCCGCGCACCCATACCGCGTGCTTCGGCCAGAAAAAGCCTTGCCTGCTCGCGGGTGAGGTACGTGCCGTCCGAATGACCGTACATTTTCGGCCTGCGCACATGCTCGCCGGGGTCAGAGTCGATGTATCCCTCCTCGCAGAGATAGCGGTAGAGGCAGCATACGACGCTCAGATTCCTGTACACCGTGCTTTTCGCTGCTGGCCGCATGTCGCCGTCATAGGCGGCGAACACCTCGATATGGGTGCGCTTCGCCCGCAGCATGTCGATGCCATTATCCGAACACCAGCGGAGCCATCGCGATACGACGCTCCGATACCCCGCCCTTGTGCCCGGCGTCAGGCCGGCGAGAAAACCGGCGATCATGTCGCTCACCGTTTCCATATGCGCACCGTCTCCTTGCAGATCAAAGGCTTGTCGGCCGGACCCTTGACAAACGGTGGTATCCACTGGCGTCGGCGGAGCGAATGATTCGGCCCATACACCTGATCCCTCCAGAAGCCGCGCACGATGAAACGATGCGAATACTCACGTCGCACCCGCTCGTCATCATCGGCGCTTCCGCCAGGACGATGCAGGTTCTCGCGCAGCACCAGCATCTTGACCTTGCGTATTTCGGGGTCGAAACGCGGCGGCAGTGGATGCTCCATATTAGGTTTCGCCGGTTTTGCCTCGCAGATATGCGGTTCCGCGCTCAACGCCCATACCGCGTGCAGCAGATCGTAGAACCATTGGATACCGCCGACATGCCTGTTGAAAACGTCGCTGGTGATTTTGACGACCGGCAGCGAGAATGATTTCGCGTCGCATTCCGTAAGGCCGCATGGATGGTCCGTGAAGCCCATCAGTTCGATATCGCCGTCGCCGTCGCATTGCCAGAAGAGTGCCGACACGTGGGCGGCTCCGACCTTCCTTCCCGTCGCATCGTCGATCACGGTGAATGTGACGGTTTGGATACCCCCGTCGAAGAAGATAAGCCCGCTTTGCGCCGGCGCGTCCATTTTCGGGAAATCGCCTGCCTGGACGGTATCTTCCGCCAGCGCCGTCATGTCTCGGCTGATCCACCAAAGCTGCGCGACGGCGAGATTGTCGGCGGAATTCCAAGCCGCTTCCAGGCTCCGCTCGTATTGCGTGTGCGCTGCCATCTGCTCCTTTAATGCGACCCGCTCGTATTCCGCGAGTTTGTCGCGGATCAGTGGAAGGTGTGATGGGATGAGGCGGAGTCGCCTGTTTTTGCCGCGCGTCATGTCATGCCTCGATCTCGTCACGCCACGACAACATGTCGCGCGTGATCAAATCGCCGGACGACACCTGCACGTAAAGCCACGCACGATAACCCAACCGCGCGTCGCGATCACGCTTCAACCACGCGGACAACCATTCCACCCGCATCGAAACAGGCGAACGATACCGCCACAACTCACGGTTCGACTCACGGTCGAAACGCGAAAACCGATGAACCATCAAGATACAGTCTCCTTTGCAATAGATCCGATTGATTGCACGTGCCGCCCACGCCCGTGGGCGGCACGATCATTCCCAAGAGCGGCTCACCACTCCAAAACCTTGCGGCCATCGACAAGCACATACGAGCCGCCGACACCATTGCCCGACGCGGACGCATCCCACCTGCACACATGCTGATAGTCGGAACCGCCATCAGCCGCAACGGAACCATCCTCGACAAAACAAGCCGGAATATCCGGCCAAGGAAACGCGGAAGCGACGGAACCCGGATTGTCACGACGCCACGCATCCCAAGACCCAGTCGCCGCCGAAGCGCCACCCAACGACCGGGCCTGATCCACGGCCTCCAAATGGCCGACGACACCAACGGCGACGACAAGCACGACAACAAGAAAAACATTACGAACCTTACCGAACATGATTTGCTTCTTTCCGGCAAACCACATACACTATGGTCTGCCTGATTATTTTTTGATAGTGGTAATTAGGGTGCCGCCACCGCTCCGAACAGTGGCGGCAAATTCTTTTTCAAGCAGCAAGCCTGAGATTATGGGCGGCGAGATAGTCGGCAATCTGCTCTTCCAGCCGCGCGTCAACGTCCGTGTAACAGTCGCGGTAAGCGACCACGCCACCCGTACCGTCGAACACGACATACGCCACACGACGACCCTTGGAGTCACGGAAGCCACGCGGCTTATGCGCATACGCGCCGAACACGTCGGACAGTTCCCTGACCGATTTGCCGCCCGGAATCACCGCCTTGCGCACCATGACCGCACTGGACGTGGCAACCACCTCATGAGGCTCCGTCCGTGGCGGCACCTCGGGAATCTCAGCCGTGACAGGCTCAGGCTCAGGCTGCATCGCCCTGGACTGCAACGCCATCATGAACGCCGCCGCCTCCCGGTCAGACGAAACACAATCCTTACGATACGTGTCGAACGCCTCAAGAACAGCACGCGGATACTCATGATTGTCGAACGCTGAAACCGCCACGCCATAGTCAGCGGGCGAAACGTCGGAATCGTGAAGCATCGTGTAAATGGCCTCGAACTCACGTGCGAACTCAGCAATGGTATGACCACCAAGATCACTCATGGGCTGCTTAGACTGTTCCACGGTCTCAGCCGGTTCCGGTTCCACCGGCTTGACCGGCTCCAGCTCAGGCTTGATCGGCTCACGCTTAGAACGCTTAGACTTAGACGTGATGGAATCAACGAACGCCCATTCAGGCGCGTCAACAAGTCCAAACACCGGCTTGATCTTGGGCGCGTCCGGGCGGAACGTGCCAACCGGATTGACCTCACCGCCCGCAAAATCACATGAGGCACCACGCATAGGCATGAGAAGATACCCCTCACCGCCCCAACCAGTCGTCTCGAACGGGTCATCAACGTCAACCACCGGCCCGATCCAAACACCGGAATACCCCGTGGAAGTCAGAAACTCAACGGACTTACCCAAAGCGGCAACCCTCGTCAACAGTTCGGCCACATACGTCGGATTCAGGTAAAACGACGTGACCATTTCACCCGAACTCGCACCCACGCAGCCAACACCCGGCAGCTGATAGGACATTCCAAGCCTGTTGGAAACCGCGACACCGTTGGCGGCCATGGAAAAACACAGAGGATCATAACGATCCGTCCTGAGTTTCACCACCGCGTCCTTGAGCTGTTTCACGTCGCAGACGAAACCACGGCCATAGCCGTTGCACCCCTTGCAAGCCCAGCAACGCGCGATACTCGGAAACTCGCCAACAGACGTGGCAGACATAAGAACATTCCACCCGGCTACCATGCAACCAACAGAAACAGCACCGCCGCAGTCGTTCTTGCGGTATTCCAAGCGTAGACCGCCGATCGTCTTGTCCGCGAACAGTTTCAGGAACTTGACACGCGCGAAACAATCGAACCCCTTACCGCCATCACGTTCGATGACGGCACCACGAACGCACGCCACAGCCATACGGAAACGATCAGTGGACTGCAAACGCAACATGCCGCCCGCCACGTCCATGTCAACCACAGTCAGCACGGGCCGCTGCTCCTCCTTGGAAACACACGGTTCGACAAGCTTCAAAGCGCGCGCGAACTCACCCGACTCCATGGTCACGGCAAACAGCGGATCACCCTGACTGCAATTGGCGCGAACACCACGCGGATCATACTGATTATCACATGCCGCGCCCTCACAGTCGTAGCCGCTGTCGTCCGCGAACCTGACATGCATCATGGCGGGACGCCCGACCTCTTTGCCGTCGTCATCCCTTTCAACCGGCAGCCGCTCACAGTCAACGGACCTCAACCCGCCGTGCGCCTCAGCCAACTCAAGCACACTACGCAACACGTCAGCATCAACCGTGGCGGGTGACCCGGCGAACGATACGCCATCAGGCCAATCAAACCACGCCGAACCCATAACCTCAATGCCCTCACGGAACACCGACACCCGATCAGCCTTGAACCGCACGGCAACAGACTTGAAGAACTTCGAGAAAACAAGATCACGCATGATAAACCCCTTTAAAAGAAAAACGTTGGAAACAAAGGGCGCGGCACAACCGCCACGCCCCGAAACTAAACAACCGAACCCGGCAGACGCGACTAGCGCAACCCGCCGCAAATGTCCTTCACGCCGGCGAGATAATCCAACTCGCCCTCGAAATCATGGGCACCCTCCGAAAACTCATCACGACAGCTTTCATCCGCATAATGCAAGAAGTCAACGCAAAGAGGGAAATTAGGATCGATACCCACACGGCATGCCGAACCATCCGTGAAAACCACCTTGATAGTGTCCTCGGGACATAGGTCGGATACCATTTCCGTATCCTTGACATTCAACCCGTAACAATGGATATCCCTCGAAAGCTGACGGAGATTAATTTCACAGATTGGGTATGCGCTCCGGTCGAGTTCCGTCACGTCAACAAACTGGTCAGGCTGCGGGCCGTATTCCGCGAAGTCGCCATCACCGGCAACCATGTCGTTGGCGTACTCGATGCAGTAATCGACGTCGTCCACGATGTAGGCGTCCGGGTCAGTCCCGTCGACGTGCTTAAGCGCACCGACCTCGAAAAAGTCCGCAGCCCAGTCGGGGCCGTACTGCGAGTTCTCCTCATCCCACTCGCGGATAGAGATCTCAACTGCCCTGTTGTTGTCGATGAGCCTGATCATTTTTGTTTTTCCTTTCCTTGATAATCAACGGTGATTGCTGGGCGTGATTGATAGGCTCACGCCCGAAAGCCCGGAATATAGGGAGACTACTCGCGTCCCCCGCCATTCAAGAAGTCAACGAACTTGTGTTTAGCCACGCCGTCAGCACGGCCGCCGAGAAGATCGGCGCTGATAACGTCATAGCCGCAACCGGTAACGAAATAGAAATACCAATAATCACCATCACAGCTCAGCCAACATGAACGCACGTATCCCGCAAGCTCGTACTGTTTGCACCCGAACCATTCAGCCAGCCCCTCAGCAAGCAGCGAATCGAACCTAAAACGGCCAACGGTGATAATGCCGCTCTCTTCATCGCGTACCCTCTTATCGGCATCTTCGTCCAGATTGTCGTCAAGACTGTACCCGGCTTCAAGCGTGGCGAGATTGTACAACAGCTCGTACGAGTCGATACCGTCGAACGTGTCATGTTCCGCGATCTCCCTTGCATTAAACCAAGTGATCTCCTTGTAGATCATGTCGTCGAACTTCATCTCACGCCTCACTCTCGCACTCGGAAAGATCAACGCCATAGCAGCGCGCGATATACTCGAAGTTCTCACGCTGCTCATCGGCGCTAAGAGCTTTTACAAGCGCGTCCAGCAGGTCACTGTCACCCATAAAGTCGCGCAGCGTCCCGAACGCCATATCGTTATCAAACATTTCAGATACTCCATTCCAGCCCCCTTGCTAAAATGAGAGGGCTCTAGTTAAATCGGATAAATTAATTTTGAGCGAACGAAGCCGGATAGTTGCAGCTATCCGGCTTCACTCATTCGTGAGCTAGAGCAGCCATAAAGACCGCACTAGCCCTAGCGGATTACTCAATCCGCCGAAGTTTCAGAATCAGAATCAAGCAACTTACGCGGATTAGCGACACGCAAGGCATCACAGAATTTTATGGCTAGATCCAGTGACATACCGCCGACGGTGTACCGTCCTTGCTCGTAGTCACCGATGCGGCCATAGCTAACGCCGACTTTTTCGGCTAACTCGCGTTGCGTCATTCCACGTTTCAATCTCAATTCTTTCAATCCCATGGCCCTACTCCTAACTTGGATTAGAGGCCATTGTAGACCACTCAGACAGCGCGGGACAATTCCATGCCGGACACCGCGCCACGTTAGCGACTCGACGACGGTTCGGCCTTGCATGGTGTGAGGGTGCATCATGCCTAGTCGCATTCCGCCGCGTCATTGTCGTATCCACTCTTCAGTTTTCAATCATCCATGCCGCGCCTGTTAGGGGGCTTCGTGTCACCGTCCTTGCGGTGCTGGTCTCTGTGGTGGTGACCTCTTCATCTCCGTTCCTTCCGTTGTCGTTTGCTTGATGGCTCTCACTATACATGCACTCTGTGCAGAGTGCAAACCAAGACAACGTAGGCCACACCAAAACCATTGCAAACACTAGCATTCATCGGCGTGTCGAAACCACACGACGGCGACGGAAAACAGCGGCGGCCACGACGGCCGCGACATAGCCACGGCAGACGGGCATAGCCACGGCACGGCCACGGGCACGACGGGCGGCACGGCCACGGGCACGGCGGCCATGCATGACCAGGCACGACAGGCACGACGTTAATACGATCGCGCCCGCGCAAATACCACACGACACGCCAAAACACAATCGCACAAACGTTCCAACGTTGCACCATGCAACAAACACCCCCCGTGGGGGAGTGTCCCCCGGCGCAAAAAACAAGGCCGCTGGCTCTCTAGTGCTGACGCTGAATGCTCGCTGGAACATTTTTGGATTACCCGTTACTTACGAAGTCTTCACATATTTAGTGGTTGCAACCGTTTCTGCACCCTACATATTGTGTATAATGTTCCTTGGATTGATGTTGATGGTGGTAGAGCGCAGCTCGGGTCCGCATCGATATCTGGCTGCTATCACTCATTGCGCGTAGCGTGAGTATCCTAGGTGTGATGCAGTCAGCAGTGGAATCCGACCAGTCTATCCCGGACGTGGCTTACATGGACTCGTACCTATTATTTTGGGCTGGTCTGCAATCCTGTTGGCACAGCCTTTTGGTTGCCGGGTTCGATTCCCGGGGTTTGCTCTAGGTTTCATGGGGTAGCTGCCTATGAGATCGATGGCATTGCTCGAATATCTCCGCTGGAACATGTGGGGGATAAGAGGCTCCCTGCCTTAATCAGGTGGTTGATGACCGAAGGGGAGGCACGGCCAAACGGGTGCATAGATGTTTCACGTTCCTTGCCGTTGGTGGTAAAGCCCATTCCACCATGCCGAACGTCTTTCCGACTTGGACGTTAACTAAGTCGGGTATATGGCATTGGTGCAACCGGTAGCATTACGGTCTCCAAAACCGTCGATGTTGGTTCGAGTCCAACATGCTGTGCTCAGCCTACCCACAGGCTGTGGGAAAGGTCTTCGGAGTCGTCTTGTGGCGGCTCTAGTTTTAGCTGACCCGCCTAGTCTGCGGGAACAGTCTCCTGAGTCGCTGCGGCGGCTCTTGCATTTTGGATGCTTGGCAGAGTGGCTTATTGCACCACCTTGCTAAGGTGGCGACCGGGAACGGTTCGGGGGTTCGACTCCCTCAGCATCCGCGCGCCGTGGCTGGCGGTAAAAAGCCATTGTGATGATGCCATTGGTTCCTTATGGCTCTCTGGGGGTTGAACGAGCGTCCCATGCTCCTGTTGTGGGTGGAGTGTGGGACGCTTGTTCTTTTGCTTTGGTGGCGGAATGGTAGACGCGGCGCACTCAAAATGCGCTACCTGTAGGGTGTGAGGGTTCGAATCCCTCCCGGAGCACTTGGGTTGGTTGATCTGAGAACTTTTCCTGCTGGGATGTTTCCCCTTTGGCGTGTTTTCCTGCTCAGCACCGGCCAACCCTGTTTTTGTGGAGGCATTGTGGCGTGGTCTAGTTCCCATCGTGATGAACGGTTCAATCCTGATTGGCCGCGTGTCCGTGCGATGATTCTTGAACGGGATGGGCATAGGTGCCAGTGGCCGGTCAAGGATGATTACGGGAATGTTCGCCTGTGCGGACGGTATGGGAATGAGGTTGACCATAAGGTTCGTAATCCCGTCCATGATGATGATCGTCCTGAGAATTTGTGGGTGTTGTGTCGTTGGCATCATCAGCGGAAGACCGAGGGTGAGTCTGCTGAGGTTCGTCGTGCGAAGGGTAGGAGTCGGAGGGAGAAGCGTTGGTATTCTCACCCGGCTTTCAAGTGAATGAGTTCATGTGCGCGGTTGCCGGTTGCGCTAATCCGGTGTGTGCGAAGGGATTGTGTCGTTCGCATTACGACCGTGACCGTTATTCGGGGTCTCCGCTGAAGCCGTTGCGTCAGCGCATGTGTCCTCAATGCCATACGTGGTTTGATCCGAAGCGTTCCGACCAGTTGTTTTGTTCTGGGCGTTGCCGTGTGGCGTATAAGCGTGCTCGTGATGATGATAAGTCGTTGCCGGTGAAGCCTGAAACGACTATGTACGTGCGTCCGGTTGACGTGTCCGAGCTTGAGTCCGAGCTTGTTGTTGAGTCTTTTACTGATTCTCAGGTGGTTGAGAAGTGTGGCGGCTTGTGCGCGAAATGCCATGAGCTGGTTGATGTTGGTTCGAGTGGTGCCGATGGTGCCGCTTTCGTGTGGAAGGTTCCGTTGGAGAAGTCGCATAGTGCGACTTTGGCGAATCGTCTGCTGGTTCACAAGCGTTGCGAGGGTGGAACGTCCTAGCTTCGCGTATTGCCTGAAACGGGCGGATTGTGAGGCTGGCTGTGGCTGGTAATGGTCGTGGTGCGCAGAAGTCGAAGAATCCGATTCTTCGTGCGCCTGATAGTCCGATGGGTTTGGAGTTTCCTGCTGTTCGCCCTGATGGGCAGGAGTGGCTTGAACGGACGAAGAAGTGGTATGAGTCGCTTCGTGTCAGTCCGTTGGCTCAGCGTATGGGTGTTGAGGCCGACTGGTACGCGGTTCAGGATTTGGCGTTGTTGAAGGATGATTTCTGGCGTCCGAAGACTAAGGGCCGTTGGATGTTGGCTTCCGAGATTCGTCAGCGTGAGGCCACGTTGGGCATTACACCCGAAGCTCGTGTGAGGTTGAAGTTCGATGCTCCGCAGCCTGACGATATGAAGGCTTCCGCGTATGAGGGCGATACTGAGGGTGCTCGTAACGTTCAACGGAACAGGCAGCGTGCTTCCGCATTGGGTTTGCGTGTCATTGATGGTGGTGCCTGATGCATACGCGCATTCCCGAATTGCATGGCGAGGATTTGACTCGTTCGATGGGAATGTTCGCGGTTTGGTGGATTGAGACTTTCTTCCGTGTTGGTCGTGGTGGCGGTGTTGGCTTGCCTGAGGCGTTCGACATGGACGAGTACGTGTTCATGCTTCACGCTTATGCGTTGACCGAGTGGGGTACCCGCCGGTTCAATCGTGTGTTTTATTCGCGTGCGAAGGGTAAGAACAAGTCCGGTAAGGCCGCTGGCATTTGCGCGTTCGAGGGTTTGGCTCCTTGCAGGTTCGACCATTGGGCGGAAGAAGGGGAGACTTACGAGTTTCTGGGCGAGGTCTACCCGTATGCGAAGGGTGAGCCTGTTGGACGTATGGTGCAGATGCCGCAGATTCTCTGCTTGGCTACCGCCGAAGGCCAGACTGGTAACATTTTCGATTCGATTTACTACAACTGCGATCAAGGCCCTTTAAGCCAGTTGAAGGGTGTCGGCCTTGATGTTGGTCGTACCCGTATCGGCTTGCCGGAGGGTGGGGAGATTGTTCCCACCACGAGTGGTGCCGCGTCCAAGGATGGCGGTTTGGAAACGTTCGCCGCTTGTGATGAAACCCACTTGTACAACACGAACAAGCTTCGCAACATGTACAAGACCGTTCAACGTAACCTCGGCAAACGTAAAGGTGATGCAGACCCGTGGATTCTTGAAACGTCCACCATGTACAAGCCGGGCGAAGAGTCCATCGCTGAAACATCGTACAAGTATGCGTGGGATACCGCTTCGGGCAAAATCAAGCATCGTAGCGGCATCTACTTCGACCATGTGTATGCGAACATCGACTTGGATGATTTCGCTGACGAGAAGAAGGTTCTCCGCGCCTTGCAGGTCGCGTATGGTGCGAGTGCGAAGAGTTCGGACAGTAAGGATCATCTGATATTGCCGGATGGTCGTATGACCGTGTTGAATGCTGATGGTGTTGACCCCGAGGGGCACACGTATTGGGATGGTGAGCTTGGCCCGTCGAAGGATGGGTGGATTGACCTGAATGGTCAGATGGATCAGATTTACCAGCCTGATTCAGACCCTGCGGATTCGATGCGCTACTATTTCAACACTTTGTCGAGCGTGCATGATGCTTGGCTTACGGAGTCCGACATTCAATCCCACATGCTGTATCGGGATGAAATGCACACCGCGTTCAATTCGATTCGTTTGGATGGCGCGTGGCAACGGTTCGTGACGAAACGTGAGCCTATCACGTTGGGGTTCGATGGTTCCGTGTCGGATGATTCGACGGCACTTGTGGGTTGCCGCGTGTCCGATGGCATGTTGTTCCTTATCAAGTTGGAGTCCGCTCCTGATGGGCCTGAGAAGGCCACTTGGCGTGTGAACCGTGATGCGTTCGACGGCATGGCCCGTTGGATGATGGACAACTACAATGTGGTCGGCTTCTTCGCTGATGTCGCGTATTTCGAGCAGATGATTGGCGGTTGGGAGAAGGATTACGGGAAGAAGTTGAAGGTCGGTCCGCGTAAGAGCGGCGACAAGATCAAGTTCTGGACTAACAACTGGTATAAGGACATGCAGGTCGCGTTGGATAACGCGCATACAGCGTTCCGTTACCCGTATACGGAGCCGGATAAGAAAAGCAAACCGGTCAAGGATGATATCGCGTTGCTTGCTGATCCGCGGTTGGTGAATCATTTCCGTAATGCGCGTAGGCGTGAGACCCGTACTGGGTATGCGATTTATAAGGAGTCTCCTAATTCGCCGGACAAGATTGATGCGTGCATGGCTGGCCTGTTGGCTTATACGGCTCGTGGAAAGTATTTGGAGTTGGCTGAGGTTAAACGCCGTTCCGCTCCGATGAGAATCTACTAGGTGGTGATTTCGAGTGTCTGACTCGTTGATGATTAAGAACGCTTCCGATGATGACGATGATGCTTACGTCATTACCAATCTGGCGCGGGAGTGGGGCGCTCGTCTGCCGTATCTTGCCGAATTGAAACTGTTCAAGGATGGCAGGGAGATGGTGGATGCGAACAGTGTGCCTCAAGGCACTGATCCGAACGCTGCCCCAGTGTACAAGCTGATGCGCCAGTTGGGTGTTGTGAATCTCGCCCGTCGTATCAGTGAGAGCGTGACCGACCGCCAGCAGCCTAATGGTTTCCGTAAGGTCGAGGATTCCTCGTTGAAGGATACTGATGCCGATAGGATGGCGAAACAATGCGGCCTGAATTTTATTCTTCGTCGCAATATGCTGCCAGACAAAGGCGATTACGGATGCTCGTTTGGCTTGGTTTCCAATGCTGGACGTGGGAGATTCATCACGCCTCTCAGCCCTTGGGAATGCTGGATGGATGTTGGTGAGACTGCTGCTATCCAATACACGTATCTGGACCGCGAGAACAAGGAAGTCATTCGATTGTATCGTCTTGTTGTTGATGACAGCAAGACCACGACGAAAGTGTATTCCAAGACGGCACAACGTGAACATGATCGTTCCGTTGTTGATCCTAACGATGTTTCGTCGGTTGCTAAGTTCGCGTCTGATGCGAAAGCTTGGGAGCCTGGTAGCGATTGGGAGTGGGCTGAGGATTCACAAGCATCTGATTTCTCTTATGCGGAGGGATGCGATTCGCTCCCTATCGTACGTTTGAGCACGGTTGACGGGCAGGGATTGTTCGAGCCGTATCTGCCGATGCTGAAACGTATCGACCGTGAAACGTTCGACCGTTTGTGCATCACGATGATGCAAGCATTCCGACAGCGTGCCATCAAGGGCACCGTTCCAACCACGTACACCGAAGAGGATCAGGAAGTCATCGACGGCGACAAGCAGGCTGGTGATCCTATTGATTTGGCATCCACGTTCGCGGTTGGCCCTGCGGCGTTGTGGAAGCTTCCTGATGGTGTTGATATTTGGGAGTCTCAGACCACTGATACCGGTTCTTTGCAGAACAACATCATGGCTGATGTGAAGCAGTTGGCTTCCGCAGCTGGCATTCCGTTGGATATTCTTTCGCCTGACGTGCAGGGTTCCGCCAATGGTGCTGAGTTGAAGCGTGAGACGTTGAAGTTCAAAGTGCAGACGATGAACGAGTTGGATTCTGAGCCTATCGTGCGTATGGTGCGTATGGCTTTGGCCGCGTCTAAAACCGCGAATGCTTCGGCGTCCGAGTTTGAGATGGTGTGGAAGCCGATGGACACGACCAGTTCGCTGGAACAGGCTCAGGCTTGCCAGTTGTTGTATCAGAGTGGCTTGTTGGCGCGTAGGACGATTCTCACGCACAAGATGGGCTTCACCGCTCAGGATGTGTCGGAGGATGATATGAACCGTCTTGCAGACCAGTTCAACATTTCCGGCCAGGCTAATAAGAGTAATGCGAAGCCTGTTGCTGCTGTGGAACCGGCTACGGGTTGGGATGATGAAACCCAGTCCGCTGTGGATGGTTTGCCGAACGTCGAGGGTGAGCTTGTCGATGAAGGCGAGTCCGAGTCCTGATGGCCGGTAAGTCGCTTGAATCGTTGTCTAACACGCTTGAACAGGCTCGTGCAACGCTGGTGAACCAGTATGTGAGTCAAGCCCACAGAATGTGGGACATGCTGACGCCCGCTGACTGGTGGAATGATGGTATGACGTTTGCCGTCGCATCCCGTATGGCGTTGTTGGAGATGGCGTTGATTCAGCAGGTGCGCCGTTTGGGCGTCTCCTATGCGAATGAGACGTTGAAGCTTGTGGGCGTCACTCCGAAGGGGGATGTGCCTAGTTTGGTGTTTCCTCGTGACAATACCGATCCGTGGCTTGTGGCGCAACGTCCGGCTGACACGTATCGGAGTCTTGCGGTGAAAAACCCCACGATTCGTCCTGAAACGTGGCCTAGCAAGACCGATGAGATATTCAGCGAGGTTGATAAGTGGATTGAACAGGCGTTCAACCGTTTGCAGACCACTGTTGACGAGGATGTTTCGAGGGCGCAGACGAGCGCCACGCTTGAACGGTACAAGGATAGCAAGGTGTTGGAGTATCGCAGGGTGTTACATCCCGAACTGTCCAAGACGGGTTCTTGTGGCTTGTGCGTGGTGGCGGCTGACCGATGGTATTCGACGGCTGACTTGTTGCCGTTGCACGCTAACTGTCATTGTGGTGTGGCACCGGCTGGCAGTGATTACGATCCGGGTTTCCAGTTGAATCAGAAGGATTTGAAACGCTTGTACGCCGAGGCTGGTGGTACTACCGCGTCCGCGTTGAAGCAGGTGAAGGTCAAGACCATTACTCATGGCGAGTTGGGCCCTGTGCTTCTTGCCGAGGATGCGAAGGATACGCCCAGTCCAGTTCCGTCGAAGGCTTCTGACGCTTGGCATACGCCTGACCGTAAATCCACGTTGGCTCAGTGCCGTCGTATGGAGAATCGGGCAATCGAGTTCAATCGGCGTTACAAGGAAGTGCAGAAGGCCGGTAAGCCGGTGACTTTCCGCTATGAGGGTAGGACGTTCACGTTCAAGCCTTCCAAGAATTTGAAACAGGCTATGGCATGGCAGAAGACCATGCTCAACCAGATGCGGTCGATGCTTGGCGAAGCCGCATAACACTATTGAAAGGATTCAAGCCTAATGGCTGATGAAAATACCAATACCGCTGAAACGGCGGCATCTACGAATGCGCCTGAAACGGGCGTGACCGCGCAGCCGAAGGACACTGCCACTTCTCCTGTAACCGCTAATACGGTGGCTCAAAAGAATGGTGCGGATGACCTTTCCGAGAAGTTGGGCATGTGGAAGCATCAGGCCCGTGAGAACGAGCAGAAGATGTATGAGAATCGTGATCGTGCCAATGCCGCCGAAGCGAAGCTTGCCGACACTGAGGGCGCTCTCGCTAAGGCGAATGTGCAGATAGCCCGTTTGCAGGCGCAGAAGATGCATCCAGAGATTACCGACGAGGCTTTCGACACTTTGTGTGGGGAGACTGAGCCGGAAAAGATTTCCGAATGGGCTGACGCTTTTGTGAAGTTCATGCCAAGCAAAACTGAAACGGTTGAAGCGGGGCAGAAAAAGAATGATGGGAATGCTCCATGTGAGCCATCGCCGGAGTTGGCGAAGGAGTTGCAGAGCAGAAACATGCATGTGTGCAAGCCGCAGTCAAGCGTTTCCGACGCTTACAACTACGGCGTGAAGCATTCCGAAATCAAGAAATAGTTTTATAAGGAGATAAATATGGCCAATCAGATGGTTCATACTGTCGCCAAGACCGCTCCGAAGGATGACCAGTCTTGGCTTATCAATCGTATCACCGATGGTGTGCGTGAAGCGCAGCTTGACTTGGCTACGTTCACCAAGGATAAGTCGCATGAGAACGATTACTTCGCGTCCATTACCGACGATGATTACGAGGCTTGGACTAAATCCGGTATTCCGCTGGCTCAGATTACTGGAACCAATAACTATGGCCCGTACGATCCGAATGCCGTCGATGGCCGTAATGGCACGATCATCGGCTTCTTGGAGTCTCAGGTGCATGTGCAGTTCACTCGTACCGGTTTCGAGGATCAGTATCCGACTGTCGGCGTCCGCTACATGGGCGTTATCGATAAGAAGAATCTGCCGTACACCGTTGATTTCAGCAAGGCGAAGTTGGAGGGATTATTCCTTGATTATGACAAGGGCGCCGCAGCTCCGCATGTGACCGTGTTGAATCCGGCAACTGCCGCCGCATCCGCAAGTGACACCAGCCATACTGCCTGAGTTTAGTTTCTACCCGTTTGAAACCCGCCCATCATGGCGGGTTTTCGCATATTAGGAAGGTTTTTCAATGAGTCTGTTGAATAAGGACATCATTACTCCCGACGAGGCTTCCGCCATCGTGCTGGGAGCCTATCAGACAACTACGGCAGCTTTGCCGTTCGCTTCCATCCTGCCAGACCAGTTCACCGGCTTGTCTGTCGAATGGACTCCGAATCAGGATGATCCTGAGGTTGATGAGATGAAGTTCTCCACTTGGGATGCTGAGGCACCGTATGGTCGTACTGTTGGCGGTGAGAAGCTGTCCTACACTTCCATGCTGCCGTTGCGTAAGCGTATGCGCGTGTCCGAAAAGGACATCGCAAATGGCAACATTTCCATGACCAACGGAGATTTGAAGACCACTCTGAGTGATTATTTCGTTCAGTTGGGCAAGGAATTGGCCTACCGTCTGGAGAAGGCGCGTGTGGCTGTCGCTGTTGACGCGAAGCTCGGCATCACAGAATCCAATGAGGATGCAGCTTGGGATTATGCGCGTGATTCGGCACTATCCACTTCTTTGGCATCTACGAAGACTTGGGACAAGACTGGTGATCCGGTCAAGGATTTGCGTGCATGGTCCGACCTTATCGACGATAAGAAGGGTGCGCGTCCTACCATCATGGTCACCACCCGTAAGGTTGTGAACGCTTTGACGTCCAACGCGGCCATCATCAACTACTTGTTCCGTGGTCAGGGTTCCACCCTTCCGGCTCTTGTTTCCGAGAATGATGTGAAGAGCGTCTTGAGCCTGTACACCGGCATTCGGGATATTTACGTTGTTGACGAAAGGTATCGTGATTTCGCCCGCCAGTCCAAGATTACTCTTCCGGGTGGCGTCAAGAGCTTCTTCCCTGAAAACAACATCCTGCTGATTCCGGCTTTCGGTGACGTGAACATGGGTTACACCGCGTTGGGGCCGACCGCTGAAGCTCAGACTCCTGCATATGGCATCAGCCGTGAGAAGAACGCTGGCCCTATCGGAGCCGTGCTGAATACCCCGTCTTCGACTCCGGGATACGAAGCTTACGTGAACGGTACTGCATTGCCGGTTCTAGTGCAGTCCAACAGCACCTTGAAGGCCACTGTACTGGCCGCATGATGTAGGAGGCGCGTATGAGCACGGCAATCATCGACAACATCGACTGGTTGAAGTATATGCGCGTCTACGGTTCCGCCGACGCGGATTCATTTGAAGAGCATTTCGACACTGATTGGATTTCCGCTCAATGCCGCAAGGCCGCTCTCATCTGTTTGAGCGAATGCCCGATTGTTCGGACGCGCTTGAAGAAGGGGCGTCTTTCTGAAAGTGATTTCGCGTCGGTCGTATGCGAAATGGTGTTGCGCGTAGTACGTTTCAACCGGTTCAAAACCGAAGCGAACGGTTCTTACTCGTACACGGAGCATGATCCGCAGCAGAATCAGCCTGGCTATGATCCAAGTCCCCGGCTGTTCTTGTCGAAAGCTGAGAAATCGATTCTGAATGGTTTCGCTGAATCCGCTGGCACGATGTCACACATCAGTCTTGGTTTCGACCCCGGTTATGGAGGTTGATGATGGCGTTTCTGTTTGACGATGATACGAATGAACGCCATTACCTCTACGAGGATGACCAAACCGATTACGGTGGTCAGAAACAGCTGTTCGACACGGATTATGTCGTTGTGATTCCTCGCAAGCATGTTCAGGACGCGCACGGCGGCCAGTATGTGCAGACTGGCGATCCGGTGAAGGTCATCTGCTGTGTTGAGGGTCGTGCGCAACAGGCCGGCATGTTCTCTATTTCCGGAGCTGAGGATAAGACGCCATCTTCGGATAACCCCGGCGGTTTGGAAGAGGTCACTCCTTTGCAGATTATTGCGAGGGAATGGCCCGGCGACATTTATTCCCGGATCTGGTATAAGGGCGATTATTACGATGCTGACGGCGCTCCTACGTGGCGTGGGGATGGTTCTCGTTTCTCCTGGCATTGGGAGATTCGCGCACGTCGTGTTGTTATTGGCGATTATCTTGATGGCGGCATTTCCGAGCCTGAATGGGTGAAGGAGGTGGGTGGCGTTGGGAAGGGTCACGGTTCGGCGTAGCGTCGCTACCGATATTGCGAAGATGTATGGGCCGGAACTTACACGCCGCGCCGCCGTGCATAGCGTGTCTGCCGTCCGCGCGAAGGCGAATGAGGCCGCTACGCATTCAAGCGTTGCGGATAGGATCGAGGTTTCCGTTCGCAAAGTCGGCTGGCATCATCAGATTGTCATGTCCGTCATGGGCCGTGATGGCACGCAGGTCGCTCCGCATTTGGAGTTCGGCTATTTCAACCGGTGGCTTGAGCACAAGTATGGGCCTCGTGATCCGAGAGCGCGTATTCCGGGTAAACATATCATGTTTGATTCGTTGAGTCGGGTGAGATTGTGACGGACAACATTTTTCAGCGTCTTGCCATTGATGTTCGTGAGTCAATCGATGCGGAACAGTTGGTTTATGAACTGTTGAATCGGGCGTATCCGTGCGAGGAGTGGCCTGATGTGAAGGTTTGCAGCGAGCTTGACTTGCCTTTGAACGCTTACGGTGAACGTGGACAGGTTCTTCTCTATTATGTTTCCGCTCCCGAACAGTTTGACCGTGGATTGTGGCGTTTCGGCGTGACGTTCACGGTTTTGGCCGCTGACTGTAACGATCCTCACGGTTTTGCACGTCACTTGTATAAGACGGTGCAGGGTTGGCCGTTCGAGGAGTCCACGACAGCTGGGACGGTTGGCACCGTGTCTGTGACGGCGCAGAAGAGGCAGTCTGATTCAAAAGAGAATCAAGGCAAGAACGTCAAGGAGTATGGGCTGTCGGCTGTTGTGACTGCCCGCGATTCGTTCAAGGCTTGACCGGTATCGGTCAGGCCTTTTCTTTTATCAATTTCAAGTAGAAAGGCACCATTATGGCTATTAATGCCGATGGTCTGATTCAGGCGTCTCGCGGTACGTTGTTCACGGCTCCCGCGAAGACCGCTCTTCCGACCAAAGTTTCCTCGTTCTTGTTGAATAGTGGCACTGTTGCCGCAGCATCTGGCGGCAGTGGCTCTGTGAGTTGGGAGAATATCGGCCATACCTCCAACAACAACAAGATCAGCTTCAGCAAGGATGGCGGGGACACCACCACGAAGGACACGTGGCTTGTCGCCGGTGCGAAGAGTTCTACCGAAGCCCCGACCATCACCGTGTCCGGCGCGTCCGTGCAGGGTGATTCGGCCACGATCACGAAGGTTACTGGCGGCTGGGCCGGCGACCAGGGCGGCATCGTCGTGCCGTTGCAGCCCGTGGTGCAGCATCTGGCGTTGTTCGTTCTCGCCTACGATGATTCCGACAAGCTGAGCTTCGGATTGTATCTGCCGGAGACCGATTTCACGTTCGATAACGTCAGCCTCGCCGATGAGGATTTCGCGGAGTTCAGCTTCAACGCCGTCGTGAAATCCACTAGCGTGCTGAAGGCCGGTGCCAATGGTGAGGTTGGCGCGTACCAGATTTTCGCCCCGGAGACGTTCGTGTCAAAATAACCAGCCCGGATTCCAGCGGTAAGAATCCGGGTGACTCCTCCCAGACCGTATCGGGTTTGACCTCGAAAGGCTGAGATTTCCTATTGCCCCCGCATGTACCCATCCGTGCGGGGGCAATCCTTTCCAACGATTGGCAGATGGGTTTTTGATGGGGATTACAGATTATGGCTTCCAAAACTGATAAGAACACCGTTAAGACCGTTCCGGAGATTCCTGACACGCTGGCTGAGTTCGTCGAACAGCACGAGGAACTGGCCGGATGCCCTGAGTTCGTTCCGGCTCATGAGTTCTCCGTGGCGCAGACATGCGATTTCATGGTCGTCGATGCCGTGGCGTCCGACAGTTACGGCGTGTTCCGCAAGAAGACTTCCGATGATGTCGATTCAAGTCTGGCTATAGCCAGGATGGTGGCTGCCAGCGATAGTTTCTTCGAGAAGATCGCCAAGGACGTTGACGCCTACCACAAGTGGGTCACTGGCAGGACTCCGACTGTTCTGGTGCAGGTGTTCACTCTGCTTAACGCATTCTATGGTGCGTCCTTGGGAAAATCCGAAGCGTCAAGGACGCCTACCGGAAATGCAAAGTAGAGCTTACGTGTGATTTCCGTAGGTTCTACAATCTGAATCTTCCCGCCGCCATGCATGAGTATGACGGCGGTTTTCTTTTGACCCTTATCGGCGGTCTTGCCGGCTATGACGAGTCGCTGTATCGGGAATGGTTGCTGAACCATCCTGATGAGCGTGCCCGCGCCGAGTCCGATAGTGATTCCGGTTTGAGTTTTCACGGGTTCACTCAGGATACGAGTCTGCTGTTGGGTATTTACAATCAGGTCGGCTTGCTGGTTTCCGGCACATTGCAGTTCAAGGACGGCAAGCATCCTGAGTTCAAACCGATTATGCCCCCTCACGCCGCCGATGGCGTTGATAGGCGTGTTTCCGCCAACTTCGAGTCGATGAAGGCGTTTCTGGGCATGTGATTGAAAAACAGGGGTTCTTATGGTGGAGTATCTCGCCGGTTCCGTTGGAATTGATATTTATCCGAACACCAAGGGTTTTGGCGAAGAACTCCGCCGTAAGCTCGCCAGGTACGCCGATGACGATTTCGATGTTCGTGTGACGCCTGACGTTGACATGTCTCGTTGGCGTGCGGCGAAAAGGCGTATCGAGGATGATGGCATCGTCCAGAATGTTGAGATTCGTGGCGATGACTCCGATCTGAAACGTGTTCTTCGGGACATTGATAAACGTAAAGTATCCCCGAAAGTCGAGCTGACCGACGCTTTGCGTGATCTGCGAACGATGCGCAAGCAAGTTCAGTCTTCCGACAAGGCCGTTTCCGCGATGAACAAGCGTATCGCCAATGGTGGCGATGCTTGGCGCAAGGTCACGCTGAAAAGCAAATCGTATCAGGATGCGGTGAAACGCAACACGCGATTGACCACGGCATACGCGAACAAGCAGATCGACGTTTTGGATAACGTCAAGAAGCACATCCGCAGTATGCAGGATGCGATCGAGAAGGTCAAGCCTCTGGGCAGTTCCAACAATGTCTCGATGGCTCGCGCCAACCGTCTCGTCGAACAGCTCGACAATGCGATGCAGCAGTTGAAGCGCAACAGCAAGGCGAACATCCGTGTTGACGTCAACGATGTTTCCGAGGTCGTCAACGTTCTCGAGAACGTGTCCAAGCGTCTGAAGCAGGTCGATGGGATGGACGCCCATGCGAAGGTCTATCTCGACGGCGCGAAAAGCATGGAACGCGAACTGGAAACGTTGAAGCGGAAATTCCGCAGTCTTCCGAACGACATCGAGACCGACTACCGGTCAGCCATCGACAAGCTGAATCTTGCTGCGTTCCATGCCGGCAAGGACAAGAACTACCACTATGAGGTCAATCTTGATTTGGATGTGACCCGTGCGCGTGAGAAGGCCAAGAAGCTTCAAGAAGATTATAAGAAGCTTGAAATGGACATCGACCTTAAAACGGCTGGTGCCCGTACTCATCTTGCCATGCTCACCCGTCCTCGTTCCGTCGAGATTTACGCGAAACTCCATGCCACTGATTTCGGCAAAATGCTGGATGGCATGACGTATGGCGCGACTGGTCTTCGCGCCGTCAACAACCAATTCCAGAAATTCGTGAATTTCATGGATTCGCTGGATGAGAAGGTTCCGTTCTTTTCCGCATTGGGTACCGTGTTCGCCGGTGTTTCCGCTGGCGCTATCAACATGTCCCGTAGCGTGCTCGGCGTCGGCTCTTCGATTGTTTCCATGTCGAAGGCCGCATTGGCCGCTCCTGCCGCTCTCGTCGGATTGGGCGCCGCCTATGCGTCCGTGAAGATGATTTGGGGCGAAAAGGGCGCCACTTGGAGCGAGCAGATCGACATTGCATCCACGAAGCTGGGCAAGCTGTCCGACAGCGTGGTTAACGCGTTCTACGGTCAGGCCCGTCCGGCCATCCGTGGATTGGCTGATTCCATTGCCGACACGTTGATTCCCCAAATGTCAACTCTTGCCGACCATGAGGGACGAATCGTCGTCGGCATGACCAAGATGGTCAAGGAAGCCGATAAGACAAGCGTCGTATCCAGCATTTTCAACGATGTGAATAAGTCGTTGACTTATTTGGAACCGGGTGTTGAGAGCCTTGTCAAGGCTTTCCTGAATCTTGGCGATTCAACTAGCCAGTATCTCCCTCGTGCCACACGGTATGTGAGTGAGCTTGCGGATCAGTTCGCACGTTGGGTCGATAACGCACGCGCGTCCGGTGAGATTGAGAAGTCGATGCAGCGTGTCATTGAACAGGCTGGATATTTGAAGAATTCCGTGAAAGCGCTCATGGGTATTGCTTCCGGCTTGTATTCCGCTTTGGCTGAGGACCAGAATGGCATCCAAAGCTTCTCCAAGGAGTTGCAGAAGGCGGATAAGGCTGTCAATTCGGCAAAGTTCCAAGACACGTTGAAGTCGTGGGCCGTTGGCGCTAAAGTGGCGCAGTCCGCGATGCGTGATTCATTCTCCGAGATTGGTGACGCTGGCTATTCTCTGCGGCATACCGTGGGAAATGTTTTCGGTGATGCCGGTAGGACGATTGCTTCGTTCACGAAGAATGTGAGCCGCCTGTTGAAGAACAGTAGCGGTGGTATTTCCGATTTCTCGTCTGGTGTTTCCGATGGTTTCCAGAAGGTGTTCAACGCTGTTGGCGATGTGAGTCCGATGTTCAGCCAGCTGCTTTCGACTGTCGGGCAACTGTCTAAGACGTTCGGCGGCACATTGGCTGCTTCTCTTCGTGCTTCTGCTCCGCTGATTCAGGCTATCGCTACCGCCGCCGAGGCTGTGGCTAAGGCTTTCAGCGCGTTGCCGGAACCGATTCAGGCCGCGTTGGGCGTGTTCGCCACGTTCGGCAAGGCTGGCAAGACCGCTTTGGACACGGTGAAGCTTGCCGTGGTTGAGAACACGATGAAGTCGCTGCAATGGCAGAAGGCTTTGATGGAGTTGGGCGTGACTTCCGCCGGTACTGGTGTGACGTTGAAGAATGTCGCTCAGGGGTGGGTGGCGTCTAATCCCGCTGTTTCTAAGTTCGTGTCGAATGTCGGCTCTGCTGAGGGCGCGATGGGCAAGGTGAAGGCCGTGGCGTCTGGTTTGGGTGGGATGCTTGCGTCTACGCTTTCCAATCCGGTGACTTGGGGTGTGGCTGCCATTACGGCAGCAGTCGCAGCGTATTCCGATTACAATGCGAAAGCTCAGGCGACTGAGCGTGCTTCCGAGAATATTGCGACAGCGTTGGGTAAGATTCCTGATTCGGCCGCCGAAGCTTCCGGCGCGTTATCCAATGTCGCTTCCGCGATTCAGGATGCGTTCAAGGACGGTAATTATGCTGAGACTGATTGGAGCTGGTTGGATGATTGGACAACTGGATTCAAGAATACTGCCGAAGCCGCCGACAAGCTTGGTGTTTCGACCACTGACCTGAGCAAGGCTGCGAGCGGCAGTACGAAGGCTTACAACTCGATGATGAATCAGTTGAAGGCCACATATGATGCTCACAGCACTTATTCGGCTACCGCGACGCAGAATTACGGTAATGAAGCTGGTGCAGCCAAGAAGCTTATAGCAGTAATGGAAAAGGCACGTCAGCAGTACATCGATAATGCGGAAGCGACTTCCGTCGCGAATGGTCATGCTGCCGGCTATGCGAAGAGTTTGATCGAGATGGGTGAGGATTCCGATTCGGTTTCCATTGCCATTGCGACTCAATCTCAACGTCAGCAGATGTTGAACAGTGCCGCACAGAAGTACAACGACATTGTCAATAATCAGCGTACCGCGCAGCAGAACGCTTTGAGTGTCGCAACGGAATATGGTCAGATTTACAACGGTTTGGGTGATTCCATCCAGCGCATCAAGGAATTGGGCGTACAGAACGTTTGGGACAGTGCCGCAGACTCGTTCAATAACATGACCGAGGCTGGACAGTTGGCTCAGACCAGCTTGCAGAATCTCGCTACGACAGGCCATGATTGGCTTGAACAGTTGGTCGCTTCCGGCGCGTCAACCGATGAGGTGAATGCGAAACAGCAGGAATTGTCAACACAGTTCTACGAGACGGCGAAGGCGATGGGCGTACCGGAGTCGGAGATTCAGAAACTGCAACAACTGTATGGGTTGACTCCTGAAGAGGTCAAGACATTGTTCAAGACCGAAACGGAACAGTCGAAGCAGAATCTGACATCCTACTTGTCTGATTTGCGGGCATTGTTCCCCGGCGAGGGCAATACGGCCATCTTCACCACGGTCCTTGACGGCATCAACAGCGGAGCATTGTCCAGCGCGGATGAGGTTCAATCAACCGTGAACAATCTCATGAACAATGCGAGCACAGACGGTTCAGGCAAATACACCATCGTGTTGGATGCCAACGGCAATCAGGCCGTTGTCGCTACCGATGAGGTCAGGAAACATGCCGACCTGTTCAAGAAAGGCACTGATGGCAATGGCTATACGACCAATCTGAAGGCTTCCGATCTTGCTTCGATGACCATTGACTATTTGAAAGGCGACGCCAACGCCTACGGTTCGTTGAGACCCACCGCGTCACTCGGCGCGAGGGACAACACCCAGCCGGCGAAACGCAGTGCTGAGCGCACCGCGAACCAGTGGAATGGAAGCACGTATAACGCACAGTTCGGTGGAAATATTTCCGGTAGTTTCTGGGGAATGCTCGGCACTTTGTGGGCCGAGGGCAGAAGTTGGGCGAGCAGGACGTTCAACGCTATTTTCGGAACCAAGAGAGGACGTGCCACAGGCGGTGAGGTCGAGGGCGATAATGTGACCCGCACCGGCAGGATCGTCGGACGCGGAACGAACACGAGCGATTCCATCGCTTTGAACGATTCCACCGACGTGTCCACCGGTGAATATGTTGTGCGTGCCGCCGCAGTGCATAGCATGGAAGCCCTGTACGGCAAGGGAGTGATGAGCGCCATCAATGCGAGTGGCGACATTCCAAGCCAGTATTTGAAGAACGCGCGTCGTATGACTCGTGTTTCGATGCCTTCCATGGTTTCTGACTATTCGGCAGGTTCTTCCGACGATGTCAAGTTTGAAAGCGGCCCTACATACAACATCACGCAGAACTTCCAATATCCGACCATCACACCAATCTCGGTTCAGACGAATCAGAAGTTGGACAAGGCTGCGATGATCGGCATGTGAGAGGGGAGTATCGTGGCTTTTTCCACGTGTTTCTACAAGTTGAATAATGTTCCTCTTGATTCGGAGAACTGCATCGTCACTGTTGGCTCGACATTGTTGAGCGCCATCAGTGTTGACCGTACCGTTTCGACAGTTCCGCAACGGCATGGTTCCATCCCTTCCGACATGACGCCTAGGTTTTCGGAACGTCAATTGTCGTTGCAGGTATGCGCGTGGGAGCCTGACGTGCTTGGTGAATCATCCAGGCTGATGCGGTTATGCACGATGCCGAATCTTGTCATGAGTCGGATTATCGATGGTGTCGAGCAGCGTACCCGTGTCGAGTTGACCTCTTTGAGTCCTGATGATTCAAAGAGTCATCCGAACAGGTTTGTTCCGTTCACTGCCGTGTTCGCCATGCCTGACGTGTGGTGGCGTTCCGTCACGCATGAGACCGTCTCACTGCCTTTGAACGGCGGGAAGGTCATGTCCGGCGGTTCGGTGATGCCGTCCGCCGGATACTACACGTTCTGGCAGGGCGTTCCGAACGCTAGTCCGAGTGTGCTTTCCACTCAACTTCCGTATAGTTGCGGTGACGCTCCCATAACAGACATGGTGTTTCGTTTCCCGAAAGGTGTGACGGGCATAACGGTGAAGGATACGGTATCCGGTACCGGTATCACATGGTCTGGCACGCGCGTGGATGCTCGGCCTTACTTGTATTTGGATGCGGGATCGTTGACAGCTTGGAGTTCCGATAGTGATTCCGCATGGTCTGGCGGTTCTCAGAACGAGACAGTCGGATTGGATTATCTGCCTTCCGGTAGGTTGCAAGTCAATCCTGATGTTTCTGGTGACTACAGGATTGCAGTTAAGGCCACTGGTTCCGGGAATGTGGCGTGCAGGTTTAAGAGAAGCTGGTGGTGATTTCCACTGGCTTCTTTCTTTTTAAGTTGAGGGATGCTTATGGGTAAGACTCTAAAATCTCGTCTTGTCGCATATCAGGCCAATGGAAGCAAGCTTGGATTGCTGCCTGAGCCGACTTCCTATACTGTGTCGTTCACTCATGATGCTGTAGGTGCTTTGACCGTCAGCTATTCGCGTAAAGCTTTGCGTGGTGAGATTCTTGACCGGCGTCTTGAAACCGGCTTGGAAATCGCCGTGGAAGTGTCTGATGGTGGACGCTGGATTGAACCGTATAATGGCCGGTTTGTTATCGCTTCACGTTCAAGGAACGCTTTGGACGTGTCCGACACGGTGTCGTTGACCGGCGTCTCCTACGGGTGGCTGTTGAAGAAGGCTCTGAATCTGGACACGTCCAGATTGGAGACCAAAGGCGACGAGAAAGGCACCCGTAAATTCGCGAACGCGAACGCTGGCACGATCATGCGCACGTTCATGGATGAGAATTGGAATCGTGGCGGCGTGAAAGTCGATTGCAGCCGGTTCACTTCCGGTGCCGATTCCGCTGGCAAACAGTGGGGCTACATGCTGCCGAGCATATATTACGATCTTGGCATTTCCATACAGGACGTGTTGGATTCGCTGGTGAACAACGGCTTATGCGATTGGCGTACCGATGCCCGTCAACTGTTGTTGTGGAACGCCGATAGCGTCGCCGTCTGCCGTGACTTGTCTAAATCGTGTGTGGTGACGCTTGCGCAGGATGTGTCCGAAGCTCCTGACGATGAGAGTATTGATGGTCTGGCTTCCTCGATCCTTGTACGTGGCGACAATATTAATTTCCGCCAGGATAATCCGAACGCCCCGAAGCCTTGGGGCGGTTGGGAATTGTATTCAAGCCAACAGGGTGTGAACAAGAAGGAGACCGCCGAACATCTCATCAAACCGACGTTGGCTAACGCGGCTAGGGTTCGCGGACAGTACACGCGATCCGTGAACGTGGTCGAAGCGTCTTGTCTGCCGCTCATCGATTACACGATAGGCGATTGGATTACCGCGCCTACAGTGGCGAACCGTGAGAAGGTCCGTGTCCAACAGGTCACTTTGCAACTCGACTCGACTGGGTTCAAGGCTTCGCTGATTCTGAACGACAAGAATTATGATTCCTCGGTTCGTTTGACGAAGCGTATGAACGGTATTACCGGGGGCGCTCATCTTGGTGGCGCGTCTGGTGCGATTCCGGCTCCTGAAAAGGACCATCGCGTGCCGAAGGCTCCGCAGAATCTGTCGGCCAATTCCGACGCTTATATCAATGTGAACGGGTATGCGCGTGGCATGGTTACGGCCCGTTGGGATGATGTGACGTTGGCGACTGATGGCACCGCCATGGACATCACGTCGTATGCGGTCGAATATCGTGTGAACAAGACTGGGTATGAGTGGCATTCCGCTGGCACGACCACTGAGCATACGTTATCTTGGTCGAATCTGGATTGCGGTGTTCAGATTCTTATCAGAGTGCGTGCTGTCCCATCGTATTCAGATCAGATGGGCGAATGGTCCAGTGTATTCGCGTTGACCGTCGCCAAGGATACGACGCCGCCTCCGGTCCCATCCAAGCCGATTCTTTCTTCCGAGTTGGGCGTGGTTTCGGTTGCTTGGGATGGGAAAACCGCTGATGGTGGTTCTATGCCTATTGATTGGGATAGGAATATTCTCGGCGAACGTTTGGCTGATGGCGGTTTCAAGGAGATCGCGGCCGTCTCGACCGGTATCGGCGATTATGTGATTACTGGTTTGACGGCTGGCACGTCTCATACTTATGCGTTTCGTGCTGTCGATCATGCGGGCAATAAGTCTGACTGGTCTGCGATTGCCACTGTGACCGTGGCTTCCGCCGTCTCGCCTGATGAGGTCAAGCAGATTCAAAAGGATTTGGCTGACAATCAGACGGTGTTGAAGGACAATACGGCGAAGCTGACGCAGGCCCAGAAGGACATCCAAGCCAACAAGTCTAATCTTGATGCGGCGAATCAGACGCTCGCTCAAGCCAAGACCGACCTATCGCAGGCGCAGAAGGACATCGCGCAGGCCAAGAGCGACCTGACCACGGCGAACGGCGAGATCAGCAAGGCGAAGGAATCCGCCGCCCAGGCGTATGCCGAGGCCCACTCGAAGAACCATACGTTTCGCGGGCCGGACGAGCCGAAGGATAATCTCATCGTCGGCGACCTTTGGCTCAAGACGCAGAAGTATTGGACGCGCTGGAAGGGGGAGAAGAACAACAGCCCCTCACTGCTCGCGGACTTTTACACGTACTGGCAGGGAGCGCCGAATAATTCGCCTTCCGTGCTTGTGCCGCTGGCCGACCGCGTTATCGATACGCTTGTCTGGGATGGCTCGAATTGGAACCATCTCGGCTATGCCGATGTCGAGAAGAACGCGGACGAAATTTCCAAGGCGAAGTCGGATATCGCGGCCAATGCCGCTAAGACCACGGATGCCCGCAAAGCTGCCGAGAATGCCGCTGCCGCAGCGAAAAACGCGCAGGGCACGGCTGATACGGCCAATGGTGCGGCGAAGACAGCGCAGGATACCGCCAATGCTGCTACCGCTGCCGCGAAGAGTGCCACCGCGACCGCAGGTCAGGCGAAGAGCGCCGCCGACGCCGCGCAGACCGCCGCCGAAAGCGCCAAGAAGACCGCTGGCAACGCCGAGACGCTGGCGAACACCGCCAATGCTTCGGCCAATGCGGCCAAGTCCGACGCGGCTTCGGCCAAGACGGACGCTTCGGCTGCGAAGGCCACCGCCTCGAACGCTTCGAGCGTTGCCACGCAGGCCAAGGCCACCGCCGACAGTGCGGCGCAATCCGCCACCGATGCGGCCACCGCCGCAAGGAAGGCGAATACGGCTGCTGCCGCCGCCGCTGGCGTGGCCAATGGCAAGGCCGACGTGCTCATCCAAAGCACGGCGCCGGATACGTCGATGCGCAAGGCAACGACATTGTGGATTGACACGACGAATGGTGCGAACACGCCGAAACGGTGGAACGGGTCGGCTTGGGTGGCGGTGACGGACAAGGCCGCAACCGACGCGGCGAACGCGGCGGTCAAGGCGAATGATGCGGCCAAGACCGCGCAGTCCACCGCAGACAAGGCGCAGACCGCCGCCGCCAACGCCGCGTCACAGGCGAATCAGGCGCAGGCCGCAGCTAAAAAGGCACAGACCACCGCTGACGGCAAGAACCTCATCTACCGTGGCCCCGACGAGCCGAATCATGATGGCTTGAAGCCGGGTGACATGTGGTGGAGGACGCAGAAGTATTGGACCCGCTGGAAGGGTGAGAAGAACAATTCGCCGTCCATGCTGGCCGATTTTTATACGTACTGGACGGGCGCGCCGAACAACAGTCCGAGCGTCTTGGTGCCCTTGTCCGATCGTGTGGTGGAAGTCCTGACGTGGGACGGTACGAGATTCGAGCCATTCGACCTCGTGGCGAACAACATCCTCGCTGCTGGCACGGTGGCCGCGAAGCATCTCGCCGTGGATTCCGTGACTGCCGAGAAGGTCAAGGCCAATGCCATCACCACCGACAAGCTCGCAGCCAATTCGGTCACGACCGAAAAGCTGGTCGCCGACGCGGTGACCGCCGCGAAGCTCGCCGCGAACAGCGTGCAGGCACGCAACATCGTCTCGCTCGCCATCACCACCGACAAATTGGCTGCGAACTCGGTCACGACAGCGAAGCTCAAGGTCACCGAGGATATGACGGTCGCGCTGCTCAACGCCCACAAGATACAGGCCGGCGACATCGTGGCTGGCGCCATCACGACGGACAAGATTGCCGTCAATGCGGTTAACGCGGACAAGCTCGCGGCGAACTCGGTGAACGCTTCGAAGATAGTGTCAGGAGCGATCACCGCCGACAAGCTGGCGGCAAACAGCGTGACGGCTGTCAAGATCGCGGCTGGCACTATCACGTCCGACAAGGTGGCGGCGGGCCAGTTCAAGGGCTATGTCTTCACCGGCGCGATATTCCAGAGCTCCGAGGCGGAGAACACGGGCATGAAGCTCAATAGCACGGCCTTGCGGATGTGGGATTCGAGCCATAATCAGACCGTCTATTTGGACGGTGAGGGCAAGTTGAATCTGCTGACCGGCACGTTCCAAACCCGCACGAGCGGGCACAGGGTGCGTATCAGTCCGGATTATCAGACCTACATCATCGGCGGATCTGAGACTTTCACCGGTGATGGCATCGAATTCCCGGCTTACAACGGGTCCACCGCCTACTTTTCGCATCCGGCCATTGCTTCTGTCATCCAGTCGAATCAGGTCGGCTCGATGGGCGAACTGGACTTGTGGAGCGGACACGTGAGCAAGAACGACCCCGCCGCGTTCATGTCTCTCAGATCGAAGCCGCGCAAGAAAGGCGGTACCGGCAGCGGCGGCGTCACATCCAGAGTGCATGCCGTGGCGAACACGGATTACGACGAGCCGGACGAGAGCAAGAAAAGCAGCGCTTACCTTACTCTGTCCGGCGATAGCGCGAACGGTTCGGAGTGCTGGCTCGAAGCGCAAGACGCGAACGGCGAGGTCGGAGTCGGCGCGAACATCGGCACCGGATACGTGTATCTCGGCGGCTATCTCGGCGGCATCACGAACCGTTTTACGTTCCATGCCCAGGCTGCGTGGAAGGCGTGGTATCCGAATCCCGGCTCGAAGATTGCGACCGGCGCTTCCATGCAAGTCAATTGCACGTTCAGCCCCACAAAATACGGCCACTATTACGTCGTCGCGAACGCGGATTCACAATGGGCGGGCATCATCGCGCACCCGATGAACACGGGCGGCCAGAGCGGCTTCACATTGAAGCTTTACAACGCCGACCAGCCTTGCCCGGTGGATGTTTACGCGGAATTCCTGGCTTATTTGGTCAAGTGATTGGAGGACATATTGTCATCGACTTTCGAACAGGATGAGAACGGCTTGTGCATCATCCGCTGCGATCCGCCGGTGAACGGGTCGGACAGTTTCGTTTTCACGCCCGATGTGCTCGTCTCGTGGAAGGCGCTGCTCGGCTTTGCTTCGATTCGGGAGGCGATCGCGGCGATCATGCAGGGCAGGGAGGACGTGAGCCGGTACGACCGCGCCACCGGCAGGGGCGTGTGGACGGGGGCTTACGAGGCCTTGGAAAGCGCGCTGAATGATTCCGCCACCGGCGTGAGCATGCTTGCGGCTGATGGGGAAGTGTTGAATGACCCGCTGACCGCCGCGCGCAATAAGGCGCGTGAGGGCATGAGTCTGCCCACCATGTCGAATGAGACGGACGCGAATCTCATTGCCACACTGGCCGCTGATGATGTTGATTCCGAGCCGTCGAGTGGCATTGACATCAGCGTCACCAAGGACATCGAGGGCCTTGACGCTTTCCTATCGGACGAGTCCAGCCAGACCGCACTGGATGAGTGCGAGGAGCGCTTTTATGAATCCCTCATGCCACGACCTCAAAACAACCAACAATAAGGAGATTGATTATGGCCGATGAGACCACTGAAACCACTGCCGATACCACTACTACCGTGACTCCCACCTCGTCTGGTGTGCTTGACTTGCGCCCACCGCAGGAGTCGGTGCGCGCGGAATTGTGCCGTTTGGGATTGGAGTTTTCCAGCACTGACGGCACTACCGAATCGTGGCGCGACTACAGCCGTGGCGTGCTTGCGACCTTCGATGATTCCGGCACCAGCGTGACTTTGACGGATGTGAAGACGAATCTCGGACGCACTTTGACACTCGACGAGCTTAAGGCCGTGACTCGTATCGACACGATGACCGCCGCCGACTAATCCAGCATTCCAATTTTTTCAACCCCTGCAATCCAATCGGATTGCGGGGGTTTCGTATTTAAGGAGACTTATTTTGGCTCAGATTCCAGCCGACGCGAACGACGTCATCGACTCTCTTTCCGCGCAGATCGGCACACTCAACAAGCAAATCGCAATCCTCACCAGTCAACTGTCGGCGGCCATGAAACTCATCCCGAAGGATGTGCTCGAAAGCGTGAAGGGAGACGAGAATGCAGAGGATTAACTGGTTCCCCGACCCGCTCATCACCGGAAAACTCTTCGCGGAAATCAACAATGGCGCAGCAAAAGCTGTTGTGGTCGCCGACAATAAGAATTGGCTCAGAGTCACCAGCACCGCGACCGGCGATAATTTCGGACAATTCTCACTGTCGGGCGGCCTCATCCCACCGGCTGGCACGTATCACGTGCACGCCAGGGTATACGCGCAGAAGGCCGCCGCCAATTTCATCGTCTACAGCAGCGTCAACTCCTCGTGGAAGCAGTTGCTGAACAAGCCGGTCGCCGACGGGCAAACCCTCACGGTGGACTCCGAGATCACGATTCCGGAAGGATGCCAGCATCTCCTCGTCAGGATGCAATTGGGGAGGGAGGTCGGCTTGATCGGCATGATGAGCGAAATCCTCATCGAATCGGCCGACACTTACGATAAAGCCGTGGGGGGGGGCTTCCGGGCTTCTTCTCGGGGGACACGATGCCACGCGATTAAGGCGATTCGTCGGGCGGGTGATGTCCGATGATGGTCACGAACCTGTGCACGAGCCCATCCTCGACCATCACCCTGAAAGCCGACAAGTGGGTGAATATCACGACCCTTCCGAGCGTGAATGGGGCGACATATCAGATCAGCGTCGAGGTGAACGTCACAGGCGGCACTATCTCGATAATCGGAGCGGATGGCGACATCAACGCAAGACAACGTGTCAGCTACAAGATGATCATCAACAATTCCCATCCGATATCAATGAGTTATCACGTCAAGTCAGGCAGTCCGACCGTCACAGTGACGAACATGCTCATCTGCACGTGGGGCGAATACCAGGCGAACAAGGCATTGCTCGACGGCCTTTACTTTTTCGACGGGGATACGATGCCACGCGCCTAACCCTTTTGGGGGTGGTGGCATGAGTCTCATCGTTAATCACTGCGTCATGCCGAAAGACGGCGTGAACGTCAAGACGACGAACACGACACCATCGGACATCACCTTCACGGGGTTGACGGCGGGCGTGAAATACCATGCGAGCGTCGTCTGTTACATGCTGTCCACGAGTGGCGACAATCCGCGCTTGCGTCTCACCACCAATGGCAGCGATAGTGGGCTGGTCAGTTCGAATGGTCGCGTGGATTACGTCTTCACCGCCGCCAGCACCACTCACGGCATTCTCGTCGGGCTGAACAATTGCACGGTCAATCTGAGCAAGGGCTTGTGCGTGCCTCAAGACCAGTGGCAGCAGCTCGTCTCGTTGGGATTGCTGGGCAATTATTTCGATGGCGACACCATGCCAAAAGATTAAACGATTTCAAGGAGATGTGATGTGTTTCAAACGTTTTTAGCAGGGTTTGGTGGTGTGGGCGGCGCGTGCGCGGTAATCACACTATGTCTCAAAATCTGGCCGGGGGCGCTCGAATCGCTCGCGACCGGATTGTATGCGCATGTGAACCCCGAGCGATTGCCTTATAATTCGGTGCTTTCCCAGCATTTCGCTAAAACCCGCCAATTAGGCGAGCGGACGGAACGCTTTGACGAGCGCATGGACGAACTCTGCCGCGACACCATAAAAAACACGCTGATTTCACTGATCTACGGCGACCAAAGCCACGACCACAGTGAGGCCGTCCGATACGAGCTGGCGAAGCTTGAGAAATTGGACGCGCACTGCTGGATAGTCGCAGCAGCAGAAAAATACTTGGAAGAACGCCACTAACTTCTCCCAACCCAACTCTTTACAAGCCATCCCACTGTGGGGTGGCTTTTCTATTTTTGAAGGAGGTTTGCTTGAAGATTTTCGGTAAGAAAAGTCCTAAGCATAAGAAGATTCCACGCAACATGCGGTTGCCGTTCGCTGGTCTTGTTGTCGCATTGTGCATGATTATCGCGCCTATCGCGTCCGCGAACATGAACGTGATCGACGTGTCCGGCTGGCAGTCGGCTGATGTGACCCGCGTGGTTGATGCCGATGCCGCCGTGGTGAAGGTCACTGAGGGTGGCGGTTATGTGAATCCGTCGTGGCGTAGCCAGATTGATTGGGCGCGTCAGACCGGCAAGGCTTGTGGCGGCTACCATTACGCTGATGGTGGTAACGTCACCGCAGAGGTCAACCATTATCTGAACCAGTTCAACGGTTATGTGGGCCAGTGCGTGCTTGCGTTGGATTGGGAGTCTTACGGCAATCATGCTTGGGGTAACGGTGACTGGGTGCGCCAGTGGGTGAACCAAGTGTATTCGCGTACCAAGGTGTGGCCTATTGTCTACGTGCAGGATTCGGCTGTGTATCAGATTCCGTCCGATGTGCGCTCCCACTGCATGTTGTGGAAGGCCCAGTACGCTTCGATGAACGCGACCGGCTGGCAGTCCACTCCGTGGAATGCTGGCAGCAAGGGCGAGGGCATGGTGCAGTATGCGTCCACCGGCTATCTGAACGGTGTCGGCCCGTTGGATTTAAACCTGTTCTTCGGTGAGCGTGACGCTTGGCAGAAGATCGCTAATGGTGATCGTGGCAAGACCAAGACCGAGGTTCGTCATGACCCGGTTAAGCCGCAGGTGACTACCACGCCGGACTACAACGATATGGCTACCAAGGTTATTCGTGGCGTGTACGGCAACGGTAACGACCGGCGTCAGGCTCTTGGCGGTGCCTACGACCGTGTGATGGCGATTGTGAACCAGCGTTTGGGTGGAGGCTCGACAGTGAGCGCTTCGGCCAACACGAACTGTGGTAGCGTCTGCGTGACCGTCAAGAGTGGCGACACATTGAGCACCATCGCGGCACGTAATGGCGGTAGCTGGAACCAGTACACGGGTTATCGTTCGGGCAACCCGAACATCATCTACGCTGGTGAGACGGTCTGCCGTCGTGGCACCGGCGTCGCTCGACAGCCGGTCAGTAACACGTACAGCACGCATCGTTACACCGTCCGTTCCGGTGACACGTTGAGTCGTATCGCCGGATACTACAGAGTGAACATGTACAGCATCCACGGTTATCGTTCCGGCAATCCGGCGTTGATCTATCCTGGCGAAACACTCTACTGGTAAGGAGACCGATTATGGTCGATGAAGTCAAGGAGACTCAGAATGACGGCGAAAAGCCGCAGGAAGAAACAGGCGAAGAAAACAACTACATCCTGCCGGACGAAGCGTACAAGGTGCTGAAGTGGTTGGCGCTTATCGCGTTGCCCGCTTTGGCTGTGTTCGTGCATGTGGTCGGCCCCGCATGGAACCTTCCATGCGTTGACCAGATCGTGACCACGTTGGACGCTCTGGCCGTGCTGGTTGGCGCGTTGATCGGCGTCAGCGAGTTGAAGGCACGGTATTCCGAGTAGAAACCTTTCATTTCTCTAACATGATGTTGGAGAAGTGTAAGAATACTATGCTCAACTAGTACGTCCTGTACAAGTTTGCCCCTCTCTCAGCGATTACGCTGGGGGAGGGGCTTTTTGTGTTTCGCACGGTAGAATCATCATCATGACCAAGAAAGAGCATGATGATTTTTGGACGAAGTGGAAGCGCGAGCTCACGAAGGATGTGAAGGCCGACAGGATGCACGGCGGTGAGGCTGATTTCAGCCGAATACATGGCGTGACATTGGACACTCAAAAACTGTATGACATGCTACCGCGAGTCTGAATTGCCCCTCTCTCAGCTTTTGTGCTGGGGGAGGGGCTTTTCTGCGTTTTAGGGCTTCTTATTCTGCAATCGCCTTACAGGTTTCCGCAGTATTCCAACGTTTCCAAGGCGTCCTATTCTGCATTGGGTTCGTTCCTATTCTGCGGTTCGATTAGCTCTATCGCCATCACCAAAGTCTATTTGCTGGCCCATTTGGTCGTAATAGCGGTTTTGATACATGTTGCAAAACTTTTCCCTGATGTAATCCACCACAGTTTGCACCGCCGTATGTTTCTCAATGTCCAACTGCTGTTCGGTGATGGTTATCTTCTTTGGGAACTCGTCTTCTGGATGCCAGGTATCGTAACCGGCTCCGTTTATCACCATTCTGGGTGCGTTGAATACGAACCCATATCGTTCTACGAGTTTCAACGCTTCATCGAATCCTCGACCGTATCCTTCCCTATACGAAACTACATCAAGCTCATGCGGCATTTACGACACCTTTCTGTTCGATCTGCTTCAAGTCTAATGCGGAGTTCATCGTTTCCATTGCGGCCAACCGTTCTTTCAACCCGGCATGACGGTAGTGTTCGACCATCAGACGGCTGGAATGGCCCACGATTTCCTCGACCAGTCCGACATCCACGCCCATTGACATGAGGATGGTAACGACGGTATGACGGGTTTCGTGACGGCTTCGATGCTTCGCGTTGGGTACTCCCGCCGCTTCCAATAGTTTGCGGAACTGTTCGATGTCCTCTTCCGGTTCGATGGGGGAGCCGTCATCATGACGGAACAGGAGTCCATGCGGGTTCGGTATTTCAGCGGTATCCACCAAGTATGCTTCGAGTGTCTGCGCCAATGCGGGAATGATTGGCACTTTCCTTCCACGCTTCGATTTCGGCGGGGTGAGACACCAGCGGCCTTGCAACTCGATCATGTCGAAGCCGTCTGGAATACGCCACCTCCATTGCGGGCATGCGGCACCACGCTTGTATCCGCACGGGTACACGCCTTTACGGTCTGGTTCGCCGCAACCGTGCTCCTTCTTCAACTCCTCCAGTTTCCAGTTGACGGTGTATTCGCCGTAGGGGATGCCGTTTGCCGTGGTGGTCAGTTCGAGGTCTTGGAGTGAAGCCCCCAAGATTTCGCCGGGGCGCATACCGGTGCATAGTCTGAACCATTCCCTCGCGCCGTTCCGTATGCCTAGTTCGTTGGCGGCTTGGAGGATGCGTTTGGCTTCATCGTCGGTGAATGCGGTACGCTCGTGGGCTTCGTTCTTGCGTTCGTCGGCAAGACTGATGTCCTTGTCCTTCGGAGTGGGAACGCCACCCATCGGATTCGTGGGAAGAATCCTATCCGCTACGGCGGCATTGCAAATCTGGTTCAACGTGGTGTGCGTCTGGCGGCGGAGGCTGAGACTGGCCTTCACGTGCATTTTCTTGCCGTCGATGGTCTTCGCGACGGTAAGGCCATTTACGATGCGGTCGCAGACTGCGGCGTTCAGGTTCGACATTTTCTGCGAATGGTATGGGCGCAGATGCTTGCGGACGATGGTTCGATAGTTGGCGAAAGTCTTCGGGTCTGCATCCCTCTGCCGTCGTTCCAACCATTGTTCCGCATATGCGCCCAACGTGACTGACGTGTTGCTGGTACTGCCGAATTTGGCTCGCTCTTGGAGCAGTTCGGTCAGACGCCGGTTCGCGTCGGCGTACTTCTTGCAGCTGTAGGTCTTCCCGTCGATCTTGAACTCGAAGCTGGGGTAAGCCTTGATTGTGCCATCGGCCAGTTTCTTTTTCCGTTCGACTTTGTATGGGTAGACGATGCCGTTTCTTGCTTTGCGTGCCATGATTACCTCCTTGCCTCTATATTCTCAGACATTCTCAGACTTCCATTTGACCCGCAAGTGATGGTCAAGTGACCCTCAAGTGAGGTTAAACCGTTGGAATGAAGCCGTTTTACCCAATCGTTCCAAGGGATATTCTATCAAACTCTCTAACTGTTAATCGGACGGTCACTGGTTCAAGCCCAGTCGCAGGAGCCATTCGAAAAA